CGTGTAGCCGGCATTATTTGGCCGCCACCATGCACGATGTTCATTTGACCAGATCAGATAGCTCATTTCTCCCCTCCTGGTGAAAGAGGAGAGGCGAGACGATAGGATCGCGTTTTCGCATCCCATCCGCATGTTGCGCAATAACCGTTCTCATCCAGGGGTTTACTACAATTATTTTGCAATTTGTCCAGAAGAGTGACTGTGTATCCAGCCACCTCTATAGCGGCGAGCGCGGCGGCCGCGTAAGACTCCGGACAGGGGCAGCCTTCAGCACCTTCCTTTTCGATGGCTTCCGCCATCTTCTCAATCAGTTCGTCACGCGTCATGATGGCGTTCCATTTGTGTCAGGCGAATTTTCCCCGAGCTGCGAAGCCTCATCGCTCGCTGGCGCTCGCTCTTCAAGCTGGCTCAGAGGTGGAGCCGGGGGCGGAAGCCAGTGCGTCGCATTGTGAACTTTCGACCGACAATCATCACCCCCAAATGATGAATCGTCATAGCGCCACCAACGGCCAGACGAAAACCAACATTCAGGCACACGCGCCGGCCCCGCGCTTAATCCAGGCGCTCGACACCATAGATCAACTTTTGTTCCATCCTTCGGCGCGCTTTCGATTGGCCTCCATTCTCTCTCTGAGAGAAGTTGAAGGAGAGCGGCGGAAGATTTTGAAAGAATTACTCGCTGTTCCGGCAACCATTGCTGGGGAGAATGCGCCCAACTATAAAGATCGCGCATCAGCGCCTCTATTTCATCCCTGGTCATTGCTCTTGTCCTTGAGGGCGCGGATGTCTTGGGCGATTTCGCGAGCTTCCGCATTCATGGTTTCAAGACGTCTGAAGTCGTCGGGATAGTTGCGTTGAAAATCTAGGGTGAGGTCCCGAACTCTGTCCTGCGCTACCTTCGCGCACTCCTCTATAGTTTTAAGGCGCACGGCTTGAGCGGCGGCTTCCCATGCGTTCATTTCCTCGACCGCGCAACCTTTCGCTAAGGGCCAATCGACAGCATGCCCCTTAAACGTGTTGAAGCCTCCATAGGCGATCTCGCCCAGCGTCTTTGTCTCAGCCATTGCTCTTGTCCTCAGCGATAGCGCGGATAATAGCACGGAAAGCCACATCCATGAATTCATCCGCTCGACAGTTTTCGACGGCAGTCTCAGCAGCGTCTAAGGCCGAAAGCGGCGTCTCGCATTCAGCTAGAGCCAGAAGCGCGGCGCGCATATATTCGCAGAACTTTTGTTTGTGCCCCTGGCTAACTCGTGTTTCCCAAATCCGCGAGCCGTGCTGCTTTTCCCATGCAGCTTTCGCCATTGCTTCGATTATCGTCATTAGCCGATATCCATCTTTTCAATGAACGCGCGGGCGTCAGTTAATAGTTGCGGAAGCTCATTTTTGGTTGGCTTGTATGCAGGATCGAAGTGGAGGAGAAAGCCAGACATGATCTCCACTGCCTCATTGAGATGGGAGCGGAGGATTTCTGTGTCAGGCAAGCTCCGCAATTGTTGCGAGGCATCATCGGCGAGTTCTTCACTCGCCTCTTCAAGCTGGCGCTGAGATAGCGGCATTTCTTCGCCATTCTGAGTGCGTTTCATCCCGCAGAAAGTGCATTCCCAATACCAATATGCAGTTGCCACAGCACGCTTGACAACCCAGGCATGGTCTCCGGGTTCGCAGACCTTAGCTTGAAGAGGCGTAGCCGATGATGAGAACGCCCCGGTATCGGCGTCTGCCTGACATTTATCTGTGGTCGTCATCTTCAATCTCCATTCCATCAGCGATTATCGTATTCTTCTTCATTTGGATAAGTGAACCATTCCACTGTGGTCACAGTTGCAATCCAGAAGGTCTTGCGACAAAGATTGCAGGTCGTCTTTCTGTCGTCACCATCTTCCCATGGCAGATCACATAGATCTGCTTTTGTCTTGTAGTTATCATGTTTACAATGTGGACAAATGACGCCGCTCATTTATATTTCCTTCCGAAGATATACAGAATTCCTATTCCCCATATACATAGCACAAGACCGACGATAATAGGAATAATGAAAGGTTGTAATCCATAAAAAATCTTGTGTGACGCAAGTGTATCAAGTGCAATTCTAACTGGACCTGCGACGACGATCTGGTAAACTACAAGCCAGATGACACCTTTTCTGTAGCTCATGCGATCTTCATTGCGGATACGCTTCAAATCGGCGTCCGTATATCTGGCGACTAGAAACGATGGTAGCTGATTGCTCATCCGCGTCTCACAACCTTGCCGGACATTTTCTGCTTCATCGGCCCGTCTCTGTTGGTTTGAAAGCCAGCCGATCTGATCTTGGCTTTTGGCTTTTGGCTTTTCTTCGTCTCGCGGCGGATGGCGCGGCCTTTCTTGGCGGCTTTGGCGTCCATGGTCGTTTTAATCGTATGGCATAAGCTGCAAAGAGGTCTGCAGTTGGCCAGAGAGTTATCTGACTTGATCTCGCAGCGCATTATGTGGTCATAGACTTCGATCGGTCGCGTACAAATCAGCTTGACCTCGATCAGCCCGGCACAAATGCCACCGCGAAGCTCGTAGGCCTTTTTCTTGGTCGCATGGCTGAATTCAAGACGATCGCTCATTCTGCGTTCTCCGTCTTAGAGGAGCGGATGGCAACAAGGACTCTGCGGAAAACTGTATCAACAATATCAACTGGCCGCGCCGCATTAAGATCAAGTTCGGAAAGCGCATCCATTCCGGCCTGAAGTTGCATGCCGGATAGATTGGTCCGAAGAATTCGATCTATCTCCGCTTCTTTCGCTTCTTTTAAAGCGGTGTCGCCCTCTACAATTCCAGGAGGACAAATCGGAAGGTTCTTAAAATCAATCATTACTCGCTCTCCGTCTTAGAGGAGCGGATGTTCGAAAATTCTTCGTCAGTAGTAAAGCATTCTGTTGGAAGCCCGGCGCAGTGACATCGATTTCGATGCAAGCAATAGCCTTTGTCATTATGATAGCCTTCGTGATGCCCACATGGGCACATCTTTGGCTTGCCGTTCGGATAGCTCCAACTCGGGACGTATGGAGCATCGTCTGACGGCCCTTTGTGGCTGTCGCTAATCGGCCCTGGCATTGTCTCTCTCCGGCATCTCATTGTGCTCGCGGGCGTCGCGTCGTTTTGCGCGACGATCTTTCGCAAAAGCATCAAGTGCGCGCTTGAATGCGGCGGCTGGTGTTAATCCCTCCGCATACATTGGATGCCAGTCGTCGGAATAGACCGTGAACTCGCCATCTTCATAGCCATATTCACCTTGGATCACGTCTTCATCCAATGCTCTGATCCACTCGCGAAACTTCTCGTCATCGTCGAAATGCTTAGCCATTATCTATCCCTCAGCTCCTTGCTTTGATATGGTGGTGTCTGACGGCTCGACAGATTCAACCAATGCGGCGAGTACCATCATTGCGGCCATGCCGTTATATTGGTCTGTGTACATCTTGGCGCTGCGTATCGCTGCTTGCTCGATCGTGATATGATGCTCTTCGGCAAGAGCTTTCAGGATGCTGATACCCTGCGCCATGCGCTCTTTGAACTTGTCGCCCAATAGAACCCTAGCGGTATCGCGAGCGTCGTACATCTTGGCGGCCATCTGGATTTTGTTCATCCGATCCTCGAAGTTTGCCGCAGATTGCTCTGTTCGGTACGCCACGCATCGATGATAGCCATGGCCTTGCCTTTCTGATGTGAGTGCCAGGCATCCATTCTGACGGCCTCAGCTTCGTCCTGGCAGGCCTTCCAGTAGTCATGGTCAGCTTCAGCCTTGGCCCGGCGAAGATCGACCGTGCCGCCTTCCTGCTCTATCAGGAGCTCTGCCAGAACTTTTTTGCGGCGATGTTCGGCCAAGATACGATCGCCTCGTGCCTTCGCGGCAGCATCCGCTGCATCGTTCAGATAGTCGAAAGCGGCCTGAACCATCTTTTCGGTGATCAATGTCATGCCATTACCTTCAAACTTTCCGGTATGTCTGATGGATCGCTGGCGGCCGGCGCTTGCGCCTTCTCCAGTTCCTTTTTAAGCTCCAAACAATCGCCCGGATGCGTGCCCCAGAACATTCTGAGCGCAACGCGATTACGTTCCTCGAAGGCGCGGACGGTGTTCGGCTCGCCATTGCAGCCGAGAAGGAACTCCATCGTTTTGTCGAAGAACTGGCCGGCGGGAACAGAGGCTAGAGGCTTTCCATCCATCCAATCGACGATGATCATATTCGGGCCGCCGATCTTGGTGATACGGTCGTCCTGTTCGGCGATGTCGGCAATCTCTGAGGCCGTCAGATCGAGTGTGTGGAGGCGATCAACTTCCTCCTGCACATAGACCCCGGCGAAGTCGTTGGGCCAACCCTTGCGATGCGCTTGCGCTTCGGCGCACTTGGCGATCTGGTTGCGTGGTCCCTTTGACCATCCCGTTTTCTTTGGATCTATGATGAGCTTGGTGCTCTCGCTGACGATCTTGCGGCGCTTCGGCTTGCCATCCTTGTGGAATTGCCCTGGAATGTCTTCCCACGTCACGCCATCCTCTACCAAAGGGACGTATTCATCCCAAAATGCTTCGCCGACAACCGGATGCCAGGCGCCGTGCGACCACTTGTAAAGCGTAACGATGGCGCGGATGATGCCGTGAGGATTTGTCGGCGACTTTAGGTCCGGGTCGGTTTCGTATTGCGTCGGCTGATCTGCTGGCCGGTAATCGCCAGAGCGAGCCGAGATCGCACGGTAGCCGTCGATGGCGGTGACAACCGTTAGATTGCGGGCTTCATCGTCCTTGCCCTTGCCGAACACGAACGCATAAATTTGGCGGCGCAAGGGATCAAGGCCGACCGCTTTGGCGATGTGAATGAATTGGTCGAACTCGTGCGGAAGGCAATCCTTCGCTACGGTCTTGCGAATTAGCGCCAAATCGGATTTGTTGAAAACAGCGATTTCGTTCATGGTCAGTCCCAACGTAGGGTGAGAGAAAATCCAGGATTATTCAGACATGCGCCGGGGACCGTCTCACGATCCTTCAGCGCAGCCAGGAGAGCCCGCTTGTTCAGGCGCGGCGCAGATGCCTCCCAGAACTTCGACGGCACTGCAGCCTCATCTGTGACCCGTACAGCGGGGGGCGATGGGCGTAGCGACAGCGTAACGGCGGGGTGCTCGACATTCTTCCGGCCGGCCTGCTCCATCGCAGTCGCGAGAGCAGTGCGGTAATGCCCGATGCGGCCCTCGATGCGATCCTTGCGGGCGACGAGCAAATCGATCATCTCATTGAGGCCATTCATGGCGGCGAGATCATCGATGAGCATCCTAACGGCGGCGTCGATTGCCTCGTTGAGGTCGGTTTCCGCCTCGATCATATCCGCAGCGCATTGCTCATCATTTCCGATGATGTCAGCCAGATTGGCGCGAAGCGCTTTTGCCGCCTCCGTCTCACGGTGAAGCTGGTGACTGACTTCGCTCATGGCATCATATCCCGGACCCAATCAAGCGACGGGTCATCATTCCAGCTTGCCTCGATGAATAGATCGGCCATGCTTGGCTCAGCGTCATTTTGAGGCTTGACAGCTTTCGCGGCTTTCGTGCCGTGCTTGGCCTTGGTGTGCTGCCAGCGGGCGTTATCGTCGGAGAACGTTCTTTCGCAGTGCTCGCATTTGACGCTCATCTCGTCCCCCTCCTTGCAACCTTATGGACGGCGTTGCAGAGCTTGCGGCGCATCTGGGCGATTTCAAAGGCTCGCCAGCCGCTTTGCGCCCTGAATTGAGTGCGCTCCGCCTCCAAGCGCCGGATGATCTCATCTTGGGAGGCGATGATCTCCTTGAGGCAAACGATTTCCCGGTCGCGGTCGTCACTCATGGCTGGCCTCCATCTGTCGCTCGAATTCCTGATAGCTCATCAAGCCAGCAACATATTTAAACCGTAAATCAAGCTTAGCATTCCAAGTTCTAGCCCAGCGGATCTTGAGGTGATCGGCGAAGTTGAGCTTGTCGTCGAGCAACCCAAGATCATACGGCTTGTAGAAGCCTTGGCGGAAGTTGGCGTCAGTCATGGTTTTCCCCTCTCGCCTTAGCGAGGGCATCTCCCGCTGCAATCGTTTCAGGTTCTTTTGCCGGGTCCCAGAAACCACAGTCTCCACTGCTAACTAGGTCCATGTAGCGTTTCATGAGCTTGTCAAGCGCCTCATAAAGCTCTGGACATGCGGCTATGAGATTGGCATTGGCTTCTGATTTGCCGTCCATCTTCCCGCCACAGACGGTGGCAACATCTGTTTCGGCATTGCCTGACATCTTCGCAACCGTGCCAGTGATCCACCAGACATCAGCGCCTTCGTTCGGGTCGGATCTTGTCGCGGTCCAGGGTCCAGGTGTGAACTTTTCCTTGCTCATAGCGTCACCGGCCTTTCATATCGTCTATGACGATGCGGACAGCATTGAGATATATTTCAACATCGCTGCGCTCATCCTGAAAACCTGCACAGCCTGAAAGGCGGCGCTCGTTCTCGGCTTCATAGGCAAGCTTCAGCAGGCGAGAAACATATTCCATGGAACCTTCCCGCTCGGCTTCGTAAAGAATGCCCTGGCGCATTAATTCTGCTTCATTCGTCATTTGCGATGTCATAGCGGTTTCTCCCCTTGTGCAAGTATCTTGTTTTCAAAGCTTACCTGCCATTTGATTTTCTTGCCATCCGGATGTATCCTAATGAGATATTGTGCGAATACGAGGTCTTTCTTCAGCGGCGAGATCTTCGCCATGATGATGGCTGCATTTAGGGCGTGCTGAACATCTTGCGGCAATGCGGACATCAATATTTCCTCCGTATCTTGTTATTCTATAGGCAGCGTGCCTTTGCGAGAGATTACGATTCGGCCTTTGATGACTTTTCGGTTCAGTGGAGGAGTAATCATCACGACATTGGCGGTCGGGACATGGCCCCCAGTATCCCGACCGCCGTCCCCCGCTACTCTGCCGGAACGATAAACCGTTAGCCGACTAAGGGTGTTCTGTAAGTCCCTGACTTCGCCCATCAGCTCGCGAGCACAGTTGACCGCGCCGCGCAGCATAAAGAAAGCCGGCGACCACATCATAATGGCGAGAATGGTCCCAACCGCCATATTATCGTCGAGAAAGCCGCGAATAATCAGATGGAAACCGACGAGAACGAGCGTCACGCATCCGGCGATCCAGACCCAGCTTTCCTTGAGGATGTCGTTGACTTTCTGGGCATAGTCGCGGTCCCCCCGATAATCTGGGGTCGGGGAGACCGCTTTGCCTCCCGGTGGCAAGGGTTTGTTGGTCATGATGGCGTTCCTTTTTCTGATCCTTTGAAGAAGCTCGCCATAGACGCGCCTCAACGAAAGATCACTCTCCGCCGCTTCCCCCGCATGGTCCGCCGCCATTATGCCAGATCTCGCAGTTTGAAGACCGTCCGCCTCCACATGCTGCCAGACCAACGCAGACAGTGAGCAACGCCACCGTCAAAAATCCGCCAATAAGTTTCATTGATATTCCCTCTAGTAAGTTAGTTTCCGTATCCGTCTCCGTTTCCGTATCCGTTTCCGTATCCGTCTCCGTCTCCGTATCCGTCTCCGTATCCGTCTCCGTTTCCGTCTCCGTATCCGTATCCGTATCCGTCTCCGTCTCCGTATCCGTCTCCGTCTCCGTTTCCGTATCCGTATCCGTATCCGTCTCCGTCTCCGTCTCCGTATCCGTATCCGTCTCCGTATCCGTATCCGTCTCCGTCTCCGTCCAGCGTTATTATTTGATCCATGCTTCTTCCTTACAAGGAATGATGTTAATCATGGCTCTCCGGTTCAGTTTGACCAATGCCGGATCGTCGAGTTGTGTGTTTGGCAATGGACCTTCATTCGCCAATTGGTTGAGGCCGCGTTGCGTGCCCCAACGGCGTACAATGCGCGCCCCGGCAATAATGACGAGGTCATCGACTGTTACGGTCTCGCCTACCCAGACATGGCCGCGATCGGCGATGACCAGGCACAAGCCGTGATTTTGATTTTTGTCCGACATAGATGTTCCTTGCTTTGGTTTCAGATCTTGCCGGGACGACGAGCCTGAGGCGTTGAGAAGATTGAATTGAAGGGTTGAAGATATGCCCGTCGCCCCGCGAAAATCTGCAACTTATTTGATGAACTCATCAGTTTCACCGCATAGGTATGAAAACATGCTAGACAATTCATTAGTTTCAGGCGTTTTTAGACGCAGACCTTCTAGTGTCAACAATAAGCGATGCAACTCATACCAGTTATTGAACTGGATTGTTGACGTGATTTTTCCGTCTCGTTTGCTTTGTTTAAATGATATTATTTTCATGATGCTTTGCCCGTGGCCCCGCGAAAATCTGACGGTCAAGCTCAAAGTTCTTTATCGCCTTGGAGATAGCGGCGCCCTTTTTCCGTCAATCGCATCCGATCAACATCCACTTCGATAAAGCCGCGCTCAATGGCATAGCTGATCTCAGTTTTGCCATGCTCTGGATCGAAACTATCGAAAGTAAACCACCGCTCTTCTGGAGGCGGGTTCTCATAGGCAAGATCGGCCAGAAGCTCTTTAGTTTTTTGCGCTACGCTTCGCATGTCTGCCTCTAAAAAGTGCCCTGGCTATTGGTTTATAGCCGCCAGCCAGGGCGAGTTTCCCACTTAGCCGTCAGACGCTTGCCGATGGGGATGCGCCTCGTAGGGGAGGAGTGAGGCAGCTAGCTTGCGTCTGACAAGAACGGTTCTATCCGCATTTCGCGGAAGCCGCAAGCACTATTTTACGCTTTTTGCGGAAATTCAGACAAGATCCCTACATGTTGCGGATTTGCCACCGCTAGGCTATTGACGCCTTGCGCATTTCGCGTATGATGCGCGCATGTCAAGCATTCGAGATCTCATCACAGAGCTAGGCGGCGTTTCAGAAGTCGCCAGACGTATCAATTCAAAGCCATCAACCGTGCATTCATGGATCGTCAGGGACAGCATACCGATCAATAATTGGTACAAACTTGAACGGTTATGCGGTGTCGAATGGAACCGATTGAGCGCAATAAGAAAGCAAAGCGCAATCAGCACAAGGTAGCAGCAGAATGAGAAAATCCATACAAGAACTCGCTGAAGATCTGGCGAAGGCCAAGACCCAAATGGCGCAAATGGGTATGATGAACACGCCAACTGATCTTTTCCTCAAGATCAAAAGCGATGCGCGTTATCAGCTTGCTGTAAATGGCTACATGAAAGCATCGCAGGATTACAGCCAAGCCATCAAAAATCTAAGCTCGGAAGAGCTGCTGAAGCTGTCCGTCGCCTAAATCTCCCTGTCGGAAGGGTTAGTAAGAGTAGCGTGCGTTGCGGCGTTGCGTACAGCGTCCCCGCTTGCATGGATGGATAAAATGGGCTGGACTGAGGAAAGAATTGAGAGACTGAAAACCCTCTGGGCACGCGGCGAGAGCGCTACGTTCATCGCCGAGACATTTGGCGACGTAACGCGCAATGGGGTTATCGGCAAGGTGCATCGCTTAGGCTTGCCATACCGCAAGACGCAGGTTCGCACACGCTGCAGTCAAGTCGCATGGGCAAGGCCACTTGAACTCGTTCGCTCCGCCAAATGGAAGAGCGATCGTGCAAAAGCCACGGCCGACATTAAGCCAAAGCAAGCGAATAAGCCGGGTCCAGCGCCAACGCCACAAGTCTCGCGTTCCACAGAAACGCCAGCCATAGAGAAGCTTAAAGCCATGGCTTCGATCATGCGCGAGACGGATAAGCCAACAGGACGCCTCGGTTTGCTTGACTTGGAACCACATCACTGCCGGTGGCCGATCGGCATGCCTGAGGACGAAGATTTTCATTTCTGCGGCGAGCGAAAGATGCGTGGCATCTCCTATTGCGAAGCGCATGCGCTGATCGCTTTCCAGCCGGCGCCGCGCCGTAAGCCTAGAACTGATCCTATTCCAATGCCGAAAGGAATAGCGGCGTGAAACACGCAGCAAACTTCAAAGATATCACCGGCCAGACATTCGGATGGCTTAAGGTTATGGCGTTTGCTGGCGTGACCAACCGAGGCTTCGCGCTTTGGAAATGTAGGTGCGGATGCGGCCGAGAGATCACTGCCAATGGTAAGCATTTGCGGCGCGGGGTAGTAAAAAGCTGCGGCTGCAAAAGGGCTCTGAAATACCAAAAGCTCGTTTCACGTCGAATGCATGGCCGCCAATCTTACTCATATGGATCAATCGAGGATTTGGACGACATCCCATGGTAAAACAACTCCGTCTTTCCAATCCCTCCTCTTATTACGAAACTTGGCGCGATCAGCCTGTTAAACTGATCCAAAGGTTACAGGGAGATGATGGCGAATATGTGGATGTGCAGCTAATCGGCGACAAGGACAAGGGCTTACGCCTAAGAGTAAGCGCTTCGGCGATAGGGGAGCAGAAATCATGACGCGAAAACGTGGCCGTCCCTATGTCGGTATGACCGGTCAGCGCTTTGGCCGTTGGCTGGTAGTGTCAAAAGCTGCAAGCGCCAATTACAGAACAGCAGCAGGAGCCTGACACAAAATGCGACCAGAAGAACTTGCAAAGAAATGCGTAGACGCAATAAATTTCTGGAAAGACAATCCAGACCAAGCCATCATTACGATTGTCCTGCAGAAAGGCTGGAAGGCGCCTCCGAAATTCCCACGCCGAACCCTGCTTTGTGAGAATTCAAAAACCGAGCGTGTCTATAGCGTGTCGGCCATGAATGTTCTTGCGTGGTTGGCGGCGAACGGCTTTGTGAAAGTAGCCAAAAAATGATCCCGATCAAACTCAAAGCTTCTGATTTAAAGCTCTCTCAACGTGGCGACGGTAAAACCGTCTTAAGCATCGATCATAAAGCCAAGATGGCGAAAAAGCCGGTGTGCTCGCGCTTCGTTAACGCCAAGAAAATCCGCTACGGCAAGAGAGCTGCTAGCTCTGTCAATAGGCCGGTGTAATGCTTTATCTCGAAGTCGCTTGTAACGATCCAGATAATGGTATTTTCGCTGGTCGGGCATTCGGGCTCCAGATCGGAGAAGCCGAGTTCGAATCGACTGATTGGCGAAACGGCCATGCATTTGCCGAGCTGGATGGAGCCGTTCGACTGTCTGGCAAGATTTGGAAAATCTGCGGATCGAAAGAGTGGTTCGGTAATTGGTGCTGGAATCGATACGAGCTTTATGATCGCCAGAAGACAACGCGCTGGTATCTCGTCGATTTCGTGACGTGGTTGCGTAGTCGAAGGATTTTCAACTGCACGACAGCGCCGAGTGAATTCTTCGATTGGTTCAATGGCGATAAAAGTCTTGCGCCGAAAAATATCCATCGCCTTGTCTGCGACTTGGAGACGGAAAGAGGCTTGTCAAGCCTAAACTCGACAAGCCTTTGTGGCTTTCCTGCCATATCATCGGGGCTCGAAGCCAAGTAAGATGCGCCTATCAACAACGAAAGGACTGTACATTATGAAACGAATTTCGACAAGCGCCATTGCCCTAGCTGCGGCGTTTTTGGCTTCACCGGCTAGCGCGGCAGATATCGGACGTGGCGGCATGAAGGATGCGCCGGTCATTCAATATTCCGAAGAGCGTAATTCCAACCACTCTGGCTTCTATATCAAGGGCGATCTGGGTATCTCCAGCATTGACCGCGACGTCAGCCGCACCGTCAATCGCGGCATCGACCTTGACGTTAGCGATCCGGCTTATACCGCATTGCTTGACGGCGCCGATGGAAGTGCTCCGGATGGCGTTGTCTCCGAGGCGGAAAAGGACGCTGCGTCTGCTCAGCTTGACACTGTCAAAATCCCCCACAGCTTCGGGGACGACAATCTTACAATTCCTCTGATCGGCGACAAGCTTAATTTTGGCGACAACGCAGACATCGATAGCTTTGTGTTCGGTGGCGAGGCCAGCTATCTGTATCAGATACCCAATAGCCGGTTTGGCTTTGAAATCGGCATTGGCGTTACGGCCTATAGTGATGCGGACAGCACTCACGGCTATGTCGGTGCAAACGGCAAATTCGTCAGCAGCACGGCTTTGGCTGATGCGGATTTCGGCGGCGGTCCCATCTGCACGGGCCTTGGCACTTGCGCGGGCGATACGTCACCTTTTTCACAGTCCGGCATCATCAAGTTCGACCGCGATCTCGATATTGATCTGGTCGGGCGCTTTTATTACTTCGCCACGCCGAACCTAGCTCTCAATGTGGGCGGCGGCCTGTCATGGGCGCGCGCAAACATCACGGCCGCAAATGTCGATGACACCGGCTTCGTCTCTGGTCTTGACACCAAGATCGACAAAGACGTTTCCTCGCTTGGCTACGTTCTGACGGCTGGTGCCACCTATTGGGCAACGGACCGCATCACTATCGGCGTTGCCTATGACTACAAGCACCACACCTTCGACGCCAAAGGCTCGGCAACAGACAGCCTTGATCTTGGCGGCGGCGTGAGCCTTGAGGGCCATGCTAGTGACCGCATCGAGATCGAGGATGATGTCCACACCATCAAGGCCCGCATCGGCATCAAGTTGAACTAATCCCATTGGACGGGCGTGGTGCCAGGCTGCGATTCCCTCCAGCCATTCCATTGCGCGCCCGTCTATAGCCCGGAGATTGACCTCATGCAGTCTCCGGGCGTCCCTTACAACGGAGAATACATATGAACTTAGAAGCAAAAGGCGCAATTGGTCAGGGGCAAGGTCTCCTCAACTATCCTGGCTATAGGCCTCCTACTCAAGAAGACGAAGCAAGAGCGCTTCGCTATCGTGCATTGGATATGGCGATTACTGCATCACACAGATCCGGCCTAACGCCTAACGCTGAGGATCTCGTCAAGAGCGCTAAAGCCTTCGAGACTTATCTGAAAGGCGAATAGCCATGGCCTACAACATTCATGTTCAGATCAGCATCGAACGAACTGGGATCAATGAAAGCGACGAGCAAGTTGCCTCTCTCGACCGCTATTATGATCGTCAGTCTCTCGACAAGATCGCCGACTGCATTGCCCATTTCGGTAAATCTACGGTGGTTTTGCTAGAAGGCGCAGAGCTTGGCGTCGATGGCAACAATATCACTGACCGCGTTACCTGACGGAGGAAGCCATGAGTAAACCGGATATTCTTGATGCCCTTGACGATCTGCATATCCAGGCGACGAGGGAAAAATCACATCACTATGTCGGCAGCGTATGTCAAATGGCAGCGGCGGAAATCATCAACCTTCGCGCCGATAATGCAAAAATGAGGTTTGATCTTAGAAACCTTAAACGCCAGCTTGAAGAGCCGCATAGCGGCGATAATGAGGTAACTCCGAAGACAGAGGCGGCCTGACACATGTCACGATTTACGACAAACCAATGGATCTTACTTGGCGTCATCGGCGCTGTAGCGCTGGCGCTTCTGCTGATCAATATGAAGGTGCTCTGATGAGAATTTTACACGGACATAAAGTCAATCCTGCCAATGACGTTCTTGAAGTCAAGGCGCTCGACGGCCCTGGTCCGGGTGGCGCAAGCCATGATTATCAAATCAAGCTTCCTGACGGAAGCGGCGTTCGCCTTGGCTTCCAGAATGGCCCGATCAATGAAGTTGGCGTCAACGGCATTACCCATGAAGCGCTTCTAGCCATCCTAATTGACCGTATGGAAGGCTTTCAGTCCGGTCCATTCGCCAACGATTATAACGCAGCGGCGCTTTGCGATCTACAATCAGCCCAGAAGCATTTGCTTGATCGCACGCGTGATCGCATGGCGCGCAATGTCGAAGGAACGATGAAGCCATAAAGCAAAAGGCCGGAGCCGCCCGCCAGCGTCCCGACCTCAAAAGTCCCCGACTATAATGTATGCAAGATAACTTATCGGGGGTCATAAAGCAATGCGATTTTTCAACCTGCTATGGGCGCTACCGGCGACGCTGGCTATTGGCGCCATCTGGTGTGTGTCGGCATACGCCAATTATTCGTTTGGCCTGTCTCTCGGCAGTGACCTGTTTGGCTATGCTTCGCTGGCCGTCGATGTGGCCAAGGCCGTCATTCTGTTTGGCGCTTTCGCGGCCATCGCGCACCGGCATTATCTGGCGTCTGCGACGCTGATGGCCATATGGGTGTGCTGCTCACTCTGGGGCATTGCCAGCGCCATCGGCTTTGTCTCAACGCATTACGCCACCATGACCGACAATCGTGGCAAGACTGCGGAAGAATGGACGCAGCTTGAAAGCCAGATCGCCAGTTTGAAGGAGCGCCGCAAATCTGTGTCGGCGGCCCGGCCAGAAGGCGTCGTGCAATCCGAGATCGATGGCTTGATGCGCGAAGTCGAGAGCTGCGCCGTGATCAATGGTCCGGTGACGCGCTCGCTTTGCCCGAAAGTCGATAGGCTGAAAGCCGAGCTGGCAAACGCCAAATCAGCCTCTTGGCTTGACGGCAGGCTTGACGAGCTGCGTAAGGAGATGAAGATAACCGCGCATGTGTCCTCCGTCGATCCGCGCGCTGATGCCCTGGCCGGTATTCTCGGCTTGGCGTCGCCGATGCTGGCTAAAGGCCTGGCTGGATTCTTCGCCCTGATGATGGAGTTGATCACCGCGACTGGCCTATGGGCCGTCTGGAAGGCGTTTGGGGCCACTATACAGGCTAAGCGGGCCAGTGGGCCGGAGGCTTTAGATTTTACGGCGTCCGCGGCCGCCGAATTCGCGGCCAGCGTTGGAAATAAAGAGCGGCCGGTAAAGTTTCGCGGCCGCTCGGCCGGGGAAATAGAAATTCCGGTTGTGACGCGCCCGGACGTGACCACGGGACCAAACGAAAAGCTTACGGCTATGTACGGGCGCTATCGTGCGGTCGAAGACGCAAAAGCCAACGCGAAGCTTGAGCGTCTTGGCGAAGATGTGCGAGCAGCCGTTGCGGCGCTGAGTAAGCCAGCGTCAGATCCAACTGTCAAACCGGATTTGACAGTTGCGCCATCCGATAAACCATTTTCGCGGGATCACGAAAATGGTGTTTTAAAACCACCATTTTACGCACCTCCGGAAAATGGTCCTGACCCCGATGGCGGCAAATCCGCGCCAGTGCCGCAAGAGCCAACGGAAGCCAAACCGGAAAACGTTGTCACGCTTGACGGAGAACCCTATACGCCAACGCGGGCCGAGCGGCGCAAGGGAAAGAAAGCTCGTAAAGCCAAGGCGCATCGTTTGGCGAAGTCGGTACAGGATTGGATCGAGATGGCGACAGCTCCATCGCAAGACGTCGGCAGCGTGCGTTTGGCGTCAAAGACCCAGTGCTATCCGCACTATCTTAAATTCATGAAAGCCATAGGCCAAGAACACATTCCGCCACGGCACTTTACGACAGAGCTTAAGGATATCTTCGGCATCGACGAGCGCCAGCATACTGGCGGCAAGGGCGGCACATGGATCTATGATCTAATCCTGCTTCCACAAGAGAAATGGGCGCTTCCCGCCAAGGCCGGCCGGTGGCCGGAGAAAAGACGAGCGGTCGCATGACCCCCGCCGAGATCCAAGAACGGATAGATGACATCAAGCAGCAAGTCTATGATGGTCTGTTGCGTCCACCGGAAGGCCGTCGCAAGATCGTCGAGCTAAAGTGGATATTGCGGAGCTTGCTTGAAGAGCAGCGAAGCCGCGATGAGTGATCCGGTTGAAATTCGAGATCTCACGCATGCTATGGAGATCATGACCAAGCTTGATGAGAAAATCATTGAGCTTCGTAATGAGCTTAAGGTGTTTACGAAGTTTCGGCGTGATATTCAGTTTACAATTCGTCAAATGCGTCGAATTGAAGAGCGAAGCGATGATGAGGCGGCTCCGAAGTCTGGGTCTGCCTGACACACAAAAAGGAAAATCACATGACCGAAGTCCATCCAAACCATGTTCATCCGCGCAGCAAGCGTACGTCGAAGGCGGAGCCATATCGAGCGTTATTCAAGCCATTGGTGCCAGTTAAGGCCGGAAAAAGCCAGCGCCGCAAAGCCGAAACCTATCGTGGCGCACGTCGCAAGGCAGAGCGAGGACCTCGCAAAAGCCTCCAGCTCTTGGCTATACGGACAGTTTTGGGAATTTCCCGTCAAGAACATGATCGCCGACGTGAAGAGGCGCGGAAATTGCTTTTGGCCTGACACAAAAATAGACGGCCGGTGTTCGTTGCTATGTTCCCGGCCGCCTAATGATCAGAACTAGGATTTCGAGAGTTTTGTTTTCAGGAGATAGCCTTCCAAAGCCCAGATTTTGTTGCGGGCGTTGTCTTTGGCGATCTTGCGGCCGATTTCTTCGTCGTAGTTCTTGGGCTAGCACATGCGCTTTCGCCTGTCAGAATATAACCATTCTGGAGAACCAGGACACAAAGCGTGAGCACTTTCAGTGCCTCGGTCGCCGGCATTCCTTGCGCCTCAACGGCATTGTAGGCGTTGAAATAGTATTCAGCGCTGATCTGCTCATCGATATGCTGTGGAGTTAAACGCGGAGCCGTTTTGCCCTTGGCTTGGATTTCCGCTTCGATGGCTGCTTCGTCTCGTGACATTGAGAGTTTCCTTGCGATTGTTGGTTCAACAATTCAACATTCGCAGGACTGGAACAGTTCATCGTGCAAACGCCATCGCAACAATCGGTGCAATTTTGTCTGCCTTTGCCAAAATAATAAACGAACATTGCTCTTCTTCTGCGGGGATGTTGATGTAGCTATTTACACAGATTTGACTTGGAAATACAATAAGAAAGTGCCCCGGTTCGTTGCGCTTGGCTCGGGGCACTTTCTGTGATCAGAAACGCCAAACTGAGATATTAGAAACAGGAGACCATTCCCATGTCAGCTAGCAATACCGAGGTTGGGTTAATGCCCTCCTGCTCAGCTTTCGTTTTACCGATGGAATGTGGCAATGATGAGACAGTCGAGACGCTACCATTGGAAAACGAGGTTGCCTCCAGGAACTCCGCCAGCGCCTTCCTGACGGCTGTAAGCCTTCGAAGCGCCCAAGAGCCGTTCGAGCACGACTTCGCCTCTGTGGAGGCTTGTGAGCTGATCCTAGAGGCTCGCCGCGCCATTGGCTCTGAAGGCATCCGCGCCTATCTCGATTATCTCGATGAGTTCAATGAGCGCATCCACGACTGAAACACTCGCCTGGTTATCATAACGAAACGTAATGGACTAAGTAAGTGTAATAAGAAAATGTAATTTGACTTCCGATTAAGTGGCGCCGCAAATGACGAGGCCCGGCAGATGCTGCTTCAAACAGCGCCGGGCCTCAAAACTTCCGAACGAGGTCGATAATGCGCGTTTCCGCGCTACTGTCAAGCCAAAAATCATCAACTTTTTCAACAGCCCGGCTTTTGTACGCCGATTGAGCTGTGTAAACGCGTATGCGTACAGTTTCCGGTTCTGATAGCCGGTCCGTATCGGGGGTCTTCTTACCCGCAAGGGTCTTCCGCCCCGCCCGAAAGCTTTGAGCGGCCTAGGGCATATACAGAAAACTTGTTCCGCGTATCTATCTCGTTGCAACGAGATAGGCTAAATCTTACCCCTCCAGACGGCTTTGCAGGCTTTTGCCTGGGGAGGCGAGCGGCACTCGTTAAAATGTGCCTGGTAAACGATACGTAAACAGCTCACCCTCAAGCTTGTTGCTCCGTCAACGAGCGTTCCTCTTGATTTTTCGGGAGGGAGGGATACGGAAGATAAATCACACCAAATCGATAATGTCAACAATGCTGACCTAATTTAGATCTCAAAACAGAAAGGATGCATCTTGCCAAACGCGGTTCAACTCTGTTAGCCTAAGTTTCGCCTTCCTTCGTTTTGCGTGATCCAGTGAAATCCTGCGTAGCTTACAGGAGCCCAATCACATTCACCGAACCGTTATGCTTCTGCAATGTGGACGGATGCCGGCCGAGGTCGGAAAACGGTGGCGCTAAGATTGCTGTAGGGGCCGCGACTGCCTGATGTGAGCTGTTGGTCGCCATAGCCGGGATAAGCTCCGGTCACTGGATTGAGTTTCTGAGAGGACCCCCTGCAAGGGGTCTCTCTCCAGAAATGTTCGGTGGGAAGTTTTGTTTCGACGATCTGATCAGCCGGCCATGGTGAATTCAGATCGGAATTTAAGCCTGCGGAGATCCGAGCTACTCAATCTCGGTCGCCGTTCTCATGTGCCCTTAACAGCTTAAGGAACAACAATGCAGTCCGAATATAGCCTCCCTTCTTCAGACAATCAAGCCTTTTCTGCAAGCCCTGCCGATCGCGCCAGATCGATAGCGCAAGATCTAGTGCATTACCGCAATGCATTCCACAATTTCGGGCCTCAATGGAACGCGCTGACGGCTGACTTCGAGCGCCTGCGCCGGGAAGCCGAGAGCCTGGCTGCATCGCTGAGCGAGAGGGCAGGATGATGGCGACAGGAAAGCACTTGAAGCCCCCGAGGGGGCTGTGCTATCGTCGTGTCGGAGTTTTGCGTTTGAAGCGGCTCAACCATGCCTGCCAGGGTGAAGGTTGAAGCCTGATCCGAGCGCCGAAATTATCGTTTCGGTGAACGCCCTTCTTACGTCCGGAGCCTGCCGAACATGACCAATTATAATGCCTCACCCGCAGCAACGCAACAAGAAAATTTAATATCCTTGTTGGAGGAAACGTTTCATTGGATTCAGCGGGCTGTAAGTTCTCTTGAGCCAATATCAGATCGGGATGCTTGCGAAGGGCTTGCCCTCATGGTTCGCCTTAAGGAGGCACATCATGCTCGGGCATAATTCCTTCCAAAGCATCATCCGCGCCAATCCTGAAACCGGATACACCAAGATCAGTAATGCTCTCCTTCAAGACAGCCGCATTAGCTATGAAACTAGGGGGCTGATTGTCGAACTACTGAGCCGTCCCGACGATTGGGAAATCACTGTTACGAACATTATAAAGTCCAGTCCGGCCGGCCGGGACAAGGTCTATCGTATGCTGCAAGAGGCTGAAAAATTCGGCCATCTTGCAGGAAGACAAGCGCGCGGTTTTGATGGAAAAATGCAAAAGCAGCGCTATGCCGTCTCCGATGACCCGCGTCTACTCGCCGCCGCCACGGAACTATGGCTATTGGAAAGCGAAGCACAGCCGTTTCCTGAAAATCCGGACACGGTGATACCGTTTCCTGAAAAACCGGAAGCGGTAAAATTAAAGAAAGCCGTTGCAGCGCAATCAACTTCCGGAAAAACCGTAAGCGGCGAACCGCTTCCTGAAAAACCGCTTCCGGCTGAACCGCTTCCGGCAAATCCGACACATACAAATAAAAGATATATACAAACTACCCAAGAGACAAAGGGGGGCGACGGTTCGATTGTGAAGGTCGCTGCTGCGGTCGCCTCGACTTTCACCACCATCCTACCTCTGGCCGCTATTGCGCATCCTATCGAGCAAGTTATCGACGCACCGGCCGAATGTTGGCAAACCCCGAAAGCCAGAATGGCTGCTGGCATGAACCCGATGGAGGCCAAGCTACAGCGACAGGTTTGGGTAACGTCAAATGGGCGTATCGAGGTGGCTGGAGATTTCAAAGCCGAATTGGAGCGCGAGTTTCCCCTGGTTGACCTAAAATGCGGCCTATCGACCAGCGGTCCCAATGTTCACACCGATCGCGGTGCGATCCAATGCGCTCAGACCATACGCCGTGAGTTTGGCTTTATGCAGCAGCGAGAGAAGAAAACCGCCGAACGTGCTGAACAATGGGAGAAACCTGATACTTCGAAGCCAAAAATTTACCGCAAGCCAAACCCATGGGACTGATCCTTCCCGATGTCGATCTTGAGCTATCTCGGCGAGGCATCAAGGTTGATCCGAACAAGGCCAATCAGTACGTTAACTGTCCGACTTGCCTGGCGAATAGCCACAATAAGAAGGGCAAGAAAAAGATAAGCGTTACGGTCAAGGACGGCATGGTTTTCTGGCGCTGCTTTCGATGCGCCGAGCGGGGCGGACTGAAAAATGCTGACAAGCCAATTGAGTACAAAACACCGAGACGAAATCACAGCCAGGGGGCTGGATCTGGCCCTGTGCCAGCGCTACGGCGTGAGGAGCAGCGGCGAAGCGATAGCCTTCGATTATCTGGTAAACGGGAAGATCCACAACACCAAGAACCGTCTCGGCAAAGGCAATATGCCCTGGGCCAAAACGGGTGTGCCGCTCGTACTCTGGAATGTGGACGCCCTGAGAGGCGATCCGCAGGAACGCGAACTGATCATAACCGAAGGCGAATTTGACGCGCTCGCCTGTATTCAGGCCGGATTTCTAGATGCTGTGAGCGTTCCGAATGGAGCACCTACCAGCGCGCAGGAAGATGGCGAAGCACGGTTCAAATATCTGTTCAAAGGCGAAAAACTCCATCCAGATATCGACAAATTCAACCGCATCATTCTGGCCGTCGATGGCGATGAGAAAGGATTGTTTCTGCGCGATGCGTTGGCCGTTAGGCTCGGCGAAGCCCGTTGTCTATGGATCGATTGGCCAGATGGCTGCAAGGACGCAAACGATGTTTTGCGCCATCATGGCCCGGAGCATCTAGCCGAAGTTCTGATGAACCCGCGTCGTATGTTCATCGACGAGGTATGCACGCTAGACGACATCCCAGATCCGCCGGAAGAGCGCGCCTATCATCTCGGCTTCGTCGGGCTGGAAAACCATTTGAAGTTCCCAAAAAAGGGTTTCGTGACCATTCTTGGCCCCTACGGCTCAGGCAAATCAACGCTGGTCCGGCAGATCGCCTACAACATGCAGTCCATCCACGGCTGGAAAACCGGGATTACCTGTTTCGAGGAAAGTGCCAAATGGCGCACGGTCAATGCCTTCCGCAAGATGATCATTGGCAAGCCTCGCGCCTATTGGGCTGGATCAGAAGTCGAGATGGCCGATAACTGGATCAGACGCAACATTGTATTTTTCCAGAAGAAAAAGCGCGAACTGATGACCGGTGCTCGCTATTTAGATCGGATTGAATATGCCGTGAAGGTCTACGGCTTAAACATGGTAATAACCGATCCGATGAATGAGCTTGATCATCAATGGCCGAATGGAAAAAGCAAAACCGACTATATGGCGGATCTGATCATGGCTATGAAGGATCTCGCCGATAGCTACTCGTTTTTGAAGGTCTGCTGCACGCATCCGCCGTCAATGTCGATGCGAGTGCAGAATAACAAGAAGAAGAAAATATTCACGCTCGCCGACAATGCAGACACGGCTCACTTCGGCAATAAAAGCGACATCGGTCTTGCTGTCTGGCAAGGAAACGGCAGTGGGTACACGCTTGTAAACATTGACAAAATCAAGAATAGGGAGCTTTATGGAGAACCAACAGGTGTTGAATTGAAATTTTTGAAAGAGCAAGAGAAATATATTGTTTCCCGCACAGGATGGGATGTGCTTTTCGATAATGAAGAGGCAATCGATAATGAAGATCGGTAATGTGAAAATTCTCTATCGTAACCATCAATGGATGGTGCAAGAGGAGCCAAGGGGAAAATTTATTGTTGAGGTGAATGAACGAAATCCAGACGATACCGGAAGTGGGTACTGGATGCATATGCAAGATCTCATGCATTTACGCGGCAATGGAACACACAGCATGATCCAGCATGTCTGTGAAAAGACATGGGTCGATATCGACGCTTTCGAGCAAGCGGTTCTTTATGCTTTTCTGGCTTTCGACATGAAACCGGATTACGACGTGTCCGAGCAATTCGCGATATCTCGTCGGCAGAAAAACGAAGAATTCAGCTATCCATGGACGGCTCTCAATGACTATGCATAGCTTTCAATCCATCGGCTCGCTAGCGGAGCGCATTATGTCCACACAGCCTCGATCCGTCATCAGCCAAGTGCATAAGGATTTGCGCATTCCCGACGGCTATTACCGCACGCCGGTCAGCACCAACAGTCAATGGCTTCCTCCCATGGAAATCAAGACGCCGCCGATCACGGAAGAGCAGCGCCATGTTGCGGCGGCTAAACTGGTCGCCGCCAAAGTCATCTCCGCGTCATCGGTCGATGCGGTGCTGGCGCGGCTGTGTGAGCGCTTGGAAAAGCTCCCCGGCTATTTGAATGCGGACGGTACCCGACCAATAGTGCCTAAAGACGATTGTCCGCCCATTCCTCGCGATAAATTCAAGTCGCCAAGAACCATCCGCATGAAGGCAATCCTTTTGGAAAATCCCGGTTTGACGATTGGAAAATACTGCGAATTAGGAGACTGTTCAAAGACGATTGTCTATGCTGCGAAGCAGGCATTGCGCCAAGAGGGGAAGCTGCCGTGAGCCGCCGTAAGCCTTATACGCAGATCGGCATTCGGAGGCTCTCTTGCGAGCGATGTGGACAGCCGGGGCGCACTCAATGGCAGATCTGCGCCGACGACCGAGTGTACAGGATTTTATGCGCCGGTTGTGATGTGGAATTGAACGAGCTTGTCGTCCGATGGGTATGGGGCAGGCGGCGTGAGAGAGACCTTAAACGCTATCGTCAGAAAATGGAAGCCGCATGAGCGCCTATCCCTGCCACAAGTGCCGCCACTGGCACGGCTCGCCAATCCCGCCCATGCAATGGGGACAATGTCGGCGGCGGTCGCCAGTCCTGATGCTCTGCACAGGAGCGACGGAATGGCCTCAAGTGCATCGAAATGACCATTGCGGTGAATTCGAGCCGCGTTCAATGAGCCAGGCGCTGGCAATAGCGGATGCAGGAGATCATGATGGACTTTGAAGCAAAAGCACGCGAGATCGCGCACCGATATCTGACGATGCCAAACGAAAACCATCATTGCGATGAGCCTATTACGCCATATGGCCATATCTTTGTCTGCAATGCCCTTACTGCCGCAATCGCCGCTGCTCTTTCCCTAGCAGCAAAAGAGGAAAGAGAAGCTTGCGCTAAGATCGTCGATAATTTTTCAGCGAACCGCCAAATGCTCACCGGCGTCATCGTTGCCGTCATCCGCGCAAGAGGCCCCAGCGCAAGCGGAGAGGACTCATCGCCTTCGGCTCTTCAATCTAGTTCAGAGCTTGAAGCTGAAAAAGCTCATTCAGAACGCCTAGGATTGGCCCTGTCGATGATTGCCTTAGGCTGTGAGCACCCAAAAGTTGTTGCGATGAAGGCATTGAAATGGTCGGAAATCTCGGAGAGCCAGATTGAAGAGCAATGTGCGGAAAACGCACATTGCGATGATGCGACCGCTCCACAAACAAAGCCAGCCTGACACCAAGGAAACCCCATGAAACTGACCAATATCACGCCTGAGCAATATCGCTGTCCATATGCGGATTGCCCTGCGATCTACACGGCTTGCGGCATCGCCCAGTGCCCAACGGTCATTGCCATAGGCGACACGTATGCTATCATCGGCAGACGTGTTGCATGTGGTCCAAACGACTATAGCGCGTCCGATTACCTCGAAATCGTCAATCGTATCGGCGATGACGAGACTGCTGTTACAATCCCTGCTGTCATCGTCAACGAAGCCGTTAATGCGGAGTTGTGCCGGCGCATAGCTGAGCTTGAGGCAGCGCTGGTGGCAATGATGAACGAACATGGCGCTTTGGATGGAAACCCAGATACTGACAGCCCCGCAGAACGAATGGCTCGCGCCGCCCTATCACCTGATAAGGCTACACCATGAGCAACTACATTCGCGTAGCGTGGCATCCGGTCGAGCGCGTCGCTCGCGCGGATGCCTTTCTTGACAATCACTTCGGCCATTACGAATATGGCGTTGCTTTTAACGGCGATCCGAATGTCTATCGGCCCGAAGAAGTCGAAATACCGATCGATCTGGTTCTGGCGCCGATTATGCAGATCCTTTTGCCCTGTTCGCCTGAGAAGGCTACATCATGACCGACTATCGCTGCAAGAAATGCGATACGATTGTTCCTCGTGGCCACCGCATGCAATACTGCCAGTGTGGCAAGATATGGGCAGATTGGGGTGCGGACGGCAAAGGTTCGACCGTTCGCGTCGGATGGCCAGATGGCGATCCCCAAGATTGGATTGAGGTGATTGGCGCAGAAGCCTCAGAGAAGCCCGTAGGGCCGCCTTTGCATGATGAGGCGTAAAAGATAGCTCATAAGTCAGCTTCGGCCGTCAGCGCCGCTAAATAGGTTATAGTCATGCTAAAAAAAGTGCGAGAACATCATGGGTTATCATCCGAGAAAGAATTTAACCGATGGAAAGCCATGATTAGTCGTTGTCATAATCAGCAGAATTCCAATTATTTTTATTACGGAGCACGCGGTATTTTCGTATGTGAACGGTGGAGATATGGTGATGGCACAAAAAATGGATTGGAATGTTTTAGGGATGATATGGGAGAATGTCCCGATAAACATACCTTGGATCGCCGAAATAACAATGGCCCCTATTCTCCTGAAAATTGCCGATGGGCTACCAGAAAGCAGCAGACGAATAATAGAAGACCGATAATAACTAACAGAATTAAATTTAGGAATTTGAAAATGTTGTGTCAAAAAAGTATATCAAGATGATCTAACGCAGCATTTAGGGGGATGAATGAATAAAGCCGGAGAACGCTTATTTAAAACACAGGCGGCTGCACTTATGGACGCGCTTGAGGAAATGATTTTCGAAGGCGGCGGAACGGTTGTAGTTTGCGTCGGTGAAGAATGCCCGTTTCGAGGTGATGACGCTGTAGCCAATCAGGAATCTGGTTGCCCAATCTGTAGGCGCATTGAAGTCTCTGCCGATGGCTCGACACGTGAATTCCGAAGGCTTGCGAACTGAATGACCAAACCAGAAACCTCTGTTCTCGTCCTGCAGAAACAGCTTGACGCCGCCAACAAAGAGATTGCCACCTTGCGCACAGTGGTTGATCATACCGTTGCGATTGTTGCCGGCGCGGGCGGCCGTGTCGAAGTTCCTGTTGCGAAATACGAAGAGTATTCTCAGCGTCGCTGGCGTCACGAGAATGATGGTATCACCCATATTTTTACCACGGAAGCCGAATGAGCACCGATCAAGAGCTTTCGTTGGTGGATTGCCGCAATCGCGGTCTAGGCGATCTAGCTACGGTTATTGAGGCAATCTGGGGGCCGCGCTGCAACATCCATGACGGACATTGCTTCGTGTGCAATGCATGGCTTATGTTTGACACATTGAGCCGGCTTACCGATACGAGCACGCTGGATTTTTATGATGAGAACCCCGAAAAGCTCAAAGCCAGATTGAAGAGCAAGTCAAAGACTTGCGATGATGAGACGGCGTGGAAACAGGAATTGGCCTGACACAAATGAGTAACCGCCAAGGCAAGATGCTGAAGGAAGCAGACTGCTACGTTCAATGTCCATACTGTCGCAAGGTTTTGAAAAACCGCAGATGGCTTGGGACGTGGCATTTGTGTTTGTTGCCCGAAGAGCGGGAAGCTATTGACAATTATCGCCGTATGGCTGAAGCACAAAGGCGAGCTTCTTGTCCACAATTGCTCCGGAAAAACCGCCTATGAGCAACCGCCAGCGCACATTGAAGGACTTCTCCGAACTCAAGATCGAGGAGCGCATCAACGTTACGGCCTTGGGGATCTTTCAGCTTGTCTTCAAAGGTGAAGCCAACGCGAAATTTGAGCCCGCCCAATCGAAAAGCCAGGTTCATCGTGTTTGGTCGATGAAGAAGCTGAATGAACGCCAGCAGATTGCCTGGGTAGAATTCATCGATACGATCAAGGCAGCACATGGCGAAAGCGGCAAAGTCTGCGGATCTTATGGTGAATATATTTCGAACGGTTCGGGAGATGGTTTTCGCCACCGGGACCCGGTGGCGAAAACCAATCACCATCACCGCAAGATCGAAGGATTAAAGGATTTTCTCACGCGCCATGAGAAAGCCTTGCTGCTTGATCTGCTGCAGGACACGTTAAAATCCGGAAGCGGTTTGCAGCTTGAAACCATCGGCCTGGTGCGTAGCGGTTATTCAGACAAGGTTAGCGCCCGCGCTGCTGGCGTCGTGCATATCCAAGTGTTGCTTGACAGGTTGGCGGAATATTTTCGCGTTTAATGAGTTATCCACAGGAGATAAAAATATTTTCATATTCTCTTGACATTTGCTATTGACTTGAAAACACTTTCAAATTAATTTCAGCTTCATCAGTCGCCCGTACTGCGTCTACTGTCCAGCAGGCAAGCCCCATCTTATCCCGAAAATCGTTGGAAATAAAGAGCTTTGGCCTTTGCTAGAGACTGTAGATAGTCGCGTCGATCGATCGATTTCGCTTGCGCAAAAGCTCAAATCATAGTTAGATGATTTCTCGAACTACCTGAGTAGCTCAGTAGGAGAGCGGCGAGCGATAGGCGGTTAGTAGCCCCTTGAAACCCGTCAGGTCATCGGTGCAATTCCGATCTCAGGTTCGAGGAGGCTATGCTAGTCACTGGCCTCCTCACCATTATGACCTGTCTCACCTGCCATGTGTAGGAGGAGCATTCGAGGCCGTCCTGGTTCGCCCTGGGCGGCTTCAGCCATTTCTGGCGGGGCACCTGCCAAGTCGCAACTAGGTGTTGCCCGGATAAGCCCTTAAGGCCGGGCGAATTTAAGTCCACAGGGTCAGGACAGCGGCCGTAGCGCAGCCGCCCGCCAGAAACCACACTTTCCAACATCGGAGAATGTCCGTCTAATGTCTCTAGGTCTAGGCTTATGGCTGCAAGCCCAAGATGGCGAAGCAGGCGATGTAACGCCTCCACCTGAAGGTTTTGAAGGGTATTGGGACGACACTTCTGTCTTTTTCGATAATGAGACGATCTTTTTCGATCAAGAGGGCATTTGATTGGCCTATGATCCTATTCTGCAAGGGCCTTTGCCAGCCCCGCGCGACAGCATCAAGGCTGGCGGCGAGAAACTCAATGCGATGCTGGCGGAGTTGTACAGCCTGCAAAACACGTTCGCGTTTGGCATTCCCGCAACGGCGGTTGGCATCAGCACGGCAAATACCGGAGCGCAGAACAAGGCGGCCTTCGAAGCGTTCATCGCCCTGGCGGATCTGGCGATTATTCGCGATGAGTATCGTACCGGCCGCGCGCTGATTTTTCCTGTCGCGGATGTCCCTTATATTTTTGACGGCGAGACCGTCGTCCGCTGCACCATGGAAATTCGCGGCGGCGGTGTTCATCAGCGGTTCACGGGTAGCCCGGTCATCCAGTTTACGGATGGTTGGGAGTATGGCTGGCGGTTTCCTTACGTTGATGTCGGCGATCCTGTTGCCGGCGGATGGTGGTGTAGGGTCAAGGATCTGGAGTTCAAGCCGACGACGGCCGGCGGCGTCGATTACGGCATCATCAACAACTGCTCGATGTTTTTCGACAATGTGAGCTGCCTGAATTTCAAATATGGCGGTTTTCTGTCGGCTGGTCAGTCGAGCGGTACTCACGACGTTCCCGCGCCCTACGAAACAGGCGGCGCTACGACCATGCTCGGCAGCGTCAATATCACTCGGTTCCTGTGGTGTTCGGGGCGAGGATCGACGCAAGGGGATGGCTTTATCGCTAGCGGAAACATTGCTGCGATCATCCTTTACGACCAGTGTAACGGGCAGCTTAACAATGGCTGCGGCTTCCGCGATAATACGTCGATTGGCTGCTATTACGCATTCTGCCATACAGCGCAAAACAGCGTAAAGACGACGCACCATGGCGGCACGACAGGCTCGACGACGGATGCAGCAGGCTATGCGATCAACGCGACGACGATAAACCTTGCGAGTGCAGGCGTTGGGGCGATCGATGTCAATGATCTGGTCAGCTTCGACAATGGTGACACCACGCGCTATCTTGTGACGGCGGGCGATGACGATGTATCGAATGGCGGCAGTCTGACCATATCCACGCGCATCTCCGCATCAGGCACGATCGAATCCGGTACGGGCTTGAAAGTTGCCATTCCTACGAGCGCGACCGCGATCACCGTCTACAAGTTTTACGCCTCCATCAAGGACCACACATCCGGCGCGACGACTGAGCCTGGCATTGGCGCGGATTGGAAAACATATTGGGTGCCTGTCACCGGGCAGATTGCCGATAATGCTTGGACCACGTCGACATTTTTCCGCGCGACCGGCGGCATAAATTGCGTCTTTGATCCAACGTCGGCACCGTGCCATGTGAATATTGGCCAATATAGCGAGGGTGGCCAAGAGGTTGGATATGTCCCACGCGGGGCTGGGTACGCCTATGGCGGCAACATCTGGACGGGGCGCGCCTATATCGGGCCTGATGCGAGCGGATTTCAGTTTCCGACGAACACGCCGACATGGAAATCTAGTGACGAGACGCATAGTTGGGGCGCCGGCTTAGGAACTGGCTATACGGCGGCCAATGTCTTCGCTTGCGGCGACACCAACGACACCGATGTTAACCCGTCTACGCCCAACAAGGGCGGATTGCAGCTATCCTACAATCCGTCGCGGAATTCCTGGGAATGGATCAAGGGGACATCGAACCGCGTTCATGCCGTTAGCGGCCCTGGATATTCGCGCAGCGGCTACACGCAGGACGGCTTGGCGATCGCCGAGAAAGGCATCGTGTACGGTGGCTGGAACGGTACATCCGCAACGCCGAACACCACCTTGGCGCGGCGTATGCCATATACGAGCCGTGCCGCAATACCATCCGGCACAGTCCTGGTGAAAGGCGATTTCCTCGATTACACCGACGCGGCAGCGGTCGGCGATGTCGCCGTCGAGAAGGTTACCGTAGCCGGCACGACGACCGCCATTGGCGGCGTTGGCGTCACTTTCGCCATCGTTTCGCGCATTGTGGCCTGAAACCAAAGAAAGTCATACAGATGGCTGAATATTCCGCCGCCGCCGCCAATGCCATGTTGGATCCTTTCGAAGCCACGGTTGGCGCCAACGCCGTGCTTAAAATCCGCACCGGAGCGCGCCCTGCCCATGTCGCCGATGCCGATACGGGCACGGTTCTGGCGACCCTGTCACTGCCGGCCGTCTGGATGGCGACAGCGTCTGGAGGCTCCAAAGCCAAAGCCGGAACTTGGGAAGACCTCAGTGCCGACAACACCGGCACGGCCGAGCATTACCGCCTCTATGAATCTGACGGCACCACATGTCATCATCAGGGCAGCGTTACGATAACTGGAGGCGGAGGTGACATGACCCTCGATAGCATATCGTTCACAGCCGGCCAAAGTTTCAGCGTTACCGGCTTTACTCTGACGATCAATATTTGACACCATGACCATCACCATTGCCGGGTTTGAAGGCTCTGAGACCGTCTCGACGACGGAATGGTCTCTGACGACCGATACGGCTGGTCCGGACAGCTCAACGACGGATGGAATTTTTCAGGTCTTCCTTGACCTCAATGCCTTGGCGGCAGGCGATACGTTTACCTTTACCGTTTATGAGACGGTGGCGACATCGGCCGGAACGCAGCGAAAGTTTTATATGGCGGTTTTTTCTGGTGTGCAAGGAACGCCGATCTGGGTATCTCCAACGCTAGTTCTCGGCGTCGGTTGGGACGCCACGATCATCAAGAATGCTGGCACGGATCGCAGCATTGTTTGGCGAATTGCGCAGGTGGCTTGATGGGCTTGATCATTCCGGCCCGTCCGATCTGGGCATTTAGCTCCAGCTCTTACCCGGCGACGCCGACAACCCTACAGAGTGGTGTCGCCGTAACCGCTGGAGCTAATAACGCCGATGGGACTGCTGTCGCAGTCGTTCCGACACTGACACATGATTGCGAATTCCTTGAGATCGGGATAAGCGGGTTTAACGCCACCGGAACAGCGCAGCAAGTTTTGATGGATATCCTTGTCGATCCGGCCGGCGGCACGACCTGGAGCACGCTCATAGCGGATTTGCTATGCGGCTATACCGGCATTCGCGGGCAGACGACGGGGTTCTCGTCCTGCATGTATTTTTTCCCACTGTGGATACCAGTGGGAAGCTCATTAGGCGCGCAAGCCAGGACCTCGCATACGGCAACCGAGGCTGGCGATATTTCAATCGTCGCTCGTGGCGGCAATGCAAATCCTGGCTCTTGGTGGTGCGGCCAATCCGTTGAAACGATCGGCGTTGATCCTTCGACAAGCCAAGGGACATTGATTACGCCCGGCAATACGGGAGCGTATTCGAGCTGGGTTGATCTCGGCGCGCCAACGACTGTGGCCAGGCATGGCGGGGCTGTGCAGTTTGGAGTGCAGGCCAATGGCGCCGCAACGAATAGCCGTGGGTTTTATGTTGAATTTGGCATAGGTGGCCAGAGCATAGGATCTCCTGTCCGCATGTGCATCAGCACCGGGGAAAGCGGTTGCACATATCCCATGGGCGTGACTTTTGCCGACATTGCAGCGGGCGCTCAGCTCCAAGCCAGAGGGACTGCGAATGGCGTCAACACCGATCAGGTTGGCTGCGCCGCCTATATTGTGAGCTAGCATGGCCTGGCTCTATCAACCTCTCCTGCCAGGAGGCGCGCAGCAGCAAAGTTCGAACGCACTATCTGGAACTGCCAGCCAGAATATTACGCCGTCACAAACGGTCACGGGGACCCTGGAGATTGCAGGGGTTGCCAGTCAGAATGTCACGCCAGCCCTGATAGCGGCCGGAGTTGGAAATGGGACGCCTGCAACGCCTGGATACAGAGGCAACGGCCTAAGTCTTGGCTTGGGCCTCCATCTTTGAAAGTCAAAGCAACCAATGACTAACTTTTATCCTCCGAGCAGTCCGCTCGGCGCCTTGAACAGCGTTGACGATCTCAACCAGATCCTGCGCCGGCCTCCCAAGATCTACACAACGGACGTGACCGCCTCGATTGGCGACATCGGTTCGACCGTGTTCATGAATTCGGCTCTGTCCAATAGCTATACCATTCCCCGCGCTTCAAGTCTGGTGACGCCATTCCCGCTTTATGCCGAGCCTCTCGTGATCGTGCAGATGGGTGCTGGCGCGACGTTGGTCCAGTTCGGCGCTGGGACGACGGTCAATGGTGTGGCTAGTGGTTCCATATCACTTGCTGCGCCCGGAGACATGGCCAGGCTTTGGCAATATGCCCCAGACACCTGGATCGCTTCAACGCAGGCCAGTGGCACCTCGGGCGCCTCTCAGGCCGGCGGTTTGGAGTTCCGTGGCGTCTCGATCGGCTCCTCTTACGCCATTCAAGGTTTTAACAATGGCGCCGGGTTGATGTCACGCTGCACGCGCGCGCGCAAGCTTTGCCTAGCGCCGTTTCGCTATTATCGCGTGGTCATTCCCGTCATCTATCCGTTCGGGTCTCCAGTCATCGACACGTTCCTGTCAGGCACCTGGCGTTTTCAGCATGGCATGCTCAACGCCCATGTTGACGCCTCGACCGGGCTGCCCGCTAGGCGTGCCACAACCTTTTCTGGCGCTACGCAATTCGAATATGTCTCATCGACATGGGACACAGCAGTAGGGTGGTTCATTTCGGATCTGATGGATGCCGGCTCCACCATCGAGGCCGGTAACTTTTTTGAAGAATATCTGACGATCGAAACGACGGCTCCAGGCACAAACATCTTGCCTTATGTCCGCAATGGCACCAATATTCTGCAGCGTCGGATCTGCGTCAATGACACCGCCACCAGCCAGATCGCGGCCTATGGCGGCGCGTCCGATGTGGCGTTGACCGCCACCTCCATGACGCAACTGGGAACGGGGGCCGGCGGCGCATCAAACTATTATATGCCGACGTTCATTATTGGCGGCATCGATCCAACGATACCTGTCTATGGACTTTTAGGCGACAGTATCGCATACGGCGTCGGAGAGGGCGCTACGGCATCGCAAAACGCCATCGGCGATCCGCTTGGCGCTCAAAATGGAGCCGCCGGTTGTTATGAGCGTTGGTTAGCTTCTTATGGTCGCGCATTCTGCAGTTTGTCTCGCGGTTCCGATCGCGTTGAATATGTCAACTCCGATACCGGACGGGCGCTCACACGCAAATTGATGGCGCAGGTGCTTAATCCCGACAGCTTGATCATTCAGCTTGGCTTCAACGATCTGTCGAATTCGGCGGCGACGACATGGGGCGCGACAACGGCATACACTAAATATCAGTGTCTCTCGACTGGCACGCGAGCCTATATGGTTACGGTAGCCGGTACCTCGGGTGCCTCCGCCCCAACGATTGAGCAGCCTGATGTTGTTGACGGCACTTGCCATTTGCGCTTTCTCGGCACGATATCGACAGTCGAGCAGGGAGCAGCCTGGGGCTTGCTTTGCCGCCAAAAGAAGCTAATCGATCAGATGTTGGCGTTAAAGCCAGGCATTACGTTCAAGGCCGCCAAGCTAACGCCAAACGCAACATCGACGGATGCATTTGCCACTACCGTCAATCAGACCACATCGGTCATTGGCTGGGACGCAGGCGAGCGCCGGGATTATTATAATGATCTTCTCGACAATGGCATCGTTCAAGCCTGGCTCCCGATCAATCAGGTGCTTGACGCCAATGCTGGCATAGAAAGCACGCCCCATGAAGGCAAATGGGCGGTTGATGGCAGCGCCAATTACAATACATTCGACGGCACGCATCCCAATAGCGGCGGTGCATTGCGAGGTTCGCAATCTACTGGCCTGCCGGCAACGCTTGCCCCATGAGTTATTCGCTCACCGATAAGATCGTCATCTACCTGCAAAGCCAGGGCATCGACGGCGCTCGCGTGGAAAAGTCGATGATCATCATCCCTCTGCCGGGCGGCGAGACATTTGAGCGGCCTATTCAGGCCGTCGTAACCACCGAGAAGCTCGATCAACTCATCAAGGATTATAAGGAGCACATCAATGGCCAAGAAAACAGCGCCGGCTTAGACGGCGCCCGCACCGAAGCCGGTCTCCAAGCCAACGTCAGGCAAAGGCATGGGTGGGAAAAGAGGCTGTTGAAGACAAACCGTGCGTCACGTGATTTTCCTCTTGTAACGTGACGCGAAGCCGTCTATGTAACGTGACATGAGCAACGAAACGTTACAGACCATAAGCCGTGTACGACGCGCAATGCCTCGCAACCTAGATGTGATGACGGTATGCGACGAGCTTGAGCATCATCTTACCGGCGTCATCATCACTCCGGTCATTGACATGGGACGGACAATCAAGGCAAATGAAACCATCGATATGACTATTACGATTGATGGGAAGTGCTCCGTTTGTGAAGCGCGAAGAGCTGCTGATAGAGCAAGGACAATGAAATTTCGCAAGCGTCGTCAGAAAGCCAAAGCCAATGACTGAATTCAAAACCGGCGATATCGTCAGGCGTAAGCTCTCCATGTTCAATTATCATCCCCCAGCTTTCGAGCATATTGCCAACTATTGGTTTAATCTACATGTGCAGGCAGTGCAAGGCGACGATCCGTTAAAAGTCTTACTGACGCAGCGGCGCGTCGAAAAGTATCGCCACAATGATCCATGCGGACGAGATGTCGTAATTGTTCAAGACATGAGGCGTTAGACTGAAATGGCATCCGGTAAACTCGTCAGATCAATATGACCGAACTACCGTTATCGAATGCGCGTCATGAAGCCTATGCACAAGGTCTATCCTCTGGTAAGACGTCTGATCAAGCATATGCCGATGCTGGGTATAAGCGCAATCGCAAGAATGCCACACGCCTAAAGACAAACAAAGACGTTGTAAGTCGAGTGGCCTATCTGCAAGCGCAAAAGGCTTCAATACAACAAGACGCTTTGAAAGCCATCGCACAGAAAGAAGTTCTCACACGGCAATGGGTGTTGGACAACTTAGTCAAGAATGCTCGCATGTGCATGGGGCTTGATCCGGCGCCAAGTGGACATCAGCCCGCTGGCGCTAACAAGGCACTTGAGCTTCTGGGTAAAGAGCTTGGCATGTTTATCGAGCGCAAGGAAGAAGGCAAGCCTGGCGAGTTTGCGGAACTAGATGAGCTTACAGACGCGGACCTCGTCGATATCGCCAGAAGAAGCGGCAGCCGAGCTATTGAGGCGGCGTTTGGCTCGTCGGGGTCTACTGGCGTTCACTAGATACTCGTTCCCTGGCTATCGTCCAGCGCCTCACCATGAACTGATTGCTGACACACTTGATGCCGTCGCTCGCGGAGAGAAAAAGCGCGTCATGATCTTCATGCCGCCGCGAGCTGGTAAGAGTGAATTGGCTTCAAAGCGGTTCCCGGCTTTTTTCCTGGGGGCCAATCCGACCAAGAACATCATAGCTGCGAGCTACAATAGCGATCTGGCGGCAGACTTTGGCCGGGAAGTGCGCGGTATCGTTGATACTTCTCGCTACAAGACGCTGTTCGATGTCACGCTCTCTGCTGATAGCAAGGCGGCCAATCGATGGCATACGTCGAAACGCGGAATGTATGTGGCGGCCGGCGTCGGAACGGCGGTCACTGGGCGCGGAGCCCACGTTCTGTTGATAGATGATCCTCTGAAGGATCGGGCAGAAGCTGACAGCGAAGTCATTCGCGAGAAAGTTTGGCGTTGGTACACCTCAACGGCTTACACGCGGCTTGAGAGTGATATCGATCAGCAAGAAATTCTTGAGGACGATTGGCTTTGGCGTGAGTTTCAAGCCGATATACATGCCGGCAAGGTCGATCGGTTCGAGGGCGCCATCGTTTTGGTAATGACACGATGGCATGAAGCTGACCTGGGCGGGCGTCTCCTGAAGCAACAGGACGAAGGCGGGGAGCAGTGGGAGCTTCTAGAGCTTCCAGCCATCAGCATCGACGCTGAAGGCAATGAGAAGGCATTGTGGCCTCAGAAATACCCGCTCTCTCGCTTGTACGCAATCAGATCCGTCATTGGCTCACGTGACTGGTCAGCGCTCTATCAGCAAAAGCCAGCACCAGACGAGGGGCTCTACTTCAAACGCGAAATGATGCGCTTCTATGTTGAGAAGCCAAAGCATCTGCGCGTCTATGGGGCATCGGACTATGCCGTCAAGGCCGATGATGGCGATTATACGGTGCACGCGGTCGTCGGCATCGATCCCGATGACAATCTTTATATCCTGGATATTTGGCGCAAGCAAACGGAGTCTAACATCTGGGTCGATGCGTTCTGCGATCTTGTCGCCAAGCACAAGCCATTGATGTGGGCTGAGGAGGATGGCCAGATCAAGAAGTCGATCGGCCCATTCCTGGAAAAGCGTATGCGCGAGCTAAAGACCTATTGCGCCAGGGAGCAGTTCGTCAGCGTCGCCGATAAGCCAACTCGGGCCAGAAGCTTTCAAGCCAGGATGGCCATGGGCAAAGTTTACTTCCCGACACAGTCGCCTTGGCTTGCAGAGCTTGAGAGCGAGATGTTCACCTTCCCCGCTGGCGTTCACGACGATCAGGTCGATGCACTTGGCTTGATCGGACGCCTTCTCGATACCATGGTCGCGGCGCATGTTCCCGTGGCCGAAGTCCCGAACAACCTTAAGGATTATGGGTCGCATGACCAAGACGAGTTTGACGGCTCACGAGTGGCCTAGATGATGCAGGCCCAAGGCTATTCTCAGCCGATGGCGCCGAGTTATGGCGGCGACAAGTCCCCGGAAGATCTGATGATGGCGCAACAGACGGCGCTACAATCAGGAACCGTGCCTATCGAGGCGATCCCTCAGCAAAGCCAACAGCTCGCCAAACGCCAAAGCTCTGAGATCCTGGACCGCTATTATCAGGCATGGGAAAGCGCCAAGTTCGACGAGAACGAGGAAGCCTACAAGGCGTCACGCTACTATCACAACAAGCAGTGGACTGACGCCGAGATTAAGGAGCTTCGCCGCCGCCGTCAACCGATTACCACCAAGAACCGCATCAAGCGCAAGGTTGACTTCCTGGTCGGCATCGAGCAGCGGTTAAGGCGCGATCCCAAATGCTATCCTCGCACGCCAGCGGCAGAAAAGGCAGCGGAGATTTCGACGGCGTGCCTACGCTCGGTTGAAGATGAGACAAAATGGCAGGCGATCGCATCGGCAGCGACCAAAGACGCGCTCATTCGTGGTGTTGGAGTGATCTGGTCTGGCGCTCAGCTTGTTCGCGGCAAGGCCGAAGTTAAGAAGCATCACGTTCCCTCCGACCGTTTCTTCTATGATCCATGTTCGGAAGCCTGGGACTTCCGCGATACTCGCTATCTTGGCGAATGGCAATGGGTGGACATGGATGAAGCCATCGAGATCTTGCCCTTTTCCGCCGAGACCATCGAGACGTTCGGCGCATCCGCTCATGATGGCGCGCTTTCGACGCTGCCGCAAGAGTTCGCCAAGTCGCAGAACTGGCAGAACTGGGTTGACATTAAAAGGCGGATGCTCCGCATCACCTATATATGGTACAAATACTGCGGCAATTGGATGTTCGACTATCTGGTCGGCCCGATTTCGCTGTGTCCGCAAGACTACGACTGCCTGTCGCCCTATCACGATGAAGACGGCATCACCGAGCATCCATATCTAGCTTGGTCGCCCTATATCGACGAGAGCGGCAACCGCTACGGCGTCGTCCGCGACATGATCCCGATCCAGGACGAGATCAACAAGCGCACCAGCAAAATGCTGTATATGCTCTCGGTTCGTCAGACCATGGGCATGGCCGGCGCGGTCGCCGATATCGAGAAGATGAAGCTGGAGCTGGCCAAGCCTGACGGCCATGTCGAGCTGACGGGAACGCCAGATCAAAATGGCTTTTCGATCATCGACCAGTCTCAGCAGACGCAAGGCCAATTCGAGCTGCTGCAGGAAGCCAAGGCCGAAATCGAGAACCTTGGCCCAAACCCTGGCCTGATCGGTCGCGGCGTCGAAGGACAATCCGGCCGGGCCATTCTTGCCCAGCAGAACAGCGGCATGACCGAACTGTCGCCGGTGTTCGAGAACCTGCGCGAGTGGAAGCTGTCAACCTATCATAGGGATTGGCGCTTGCTGCGTCAATTCTGGACGGGCGAACGCTACATTCGCGTCACATCCGATCCGAAGGCTGTTGAGTTTCTGCACATCAACCGGATTGTCGAAGACCCGATTACCGGGCAAGTGCGGATAGAGAACGCTCTTGCCGAGATGGATGTCGATGTTATCCTCGATGAAGGCCCCGACACCGTCACTATGCGCGAGGAGCTGATGGAGCAGCTTGCGCAGCTTGGTCCGGGCGTCGTGCCGCCGGAACTGTTGATCGAGATGTCGAACATCTCTGAGAAAGACATGCTGCTGAAGCGGCTGCAAGAAGCCAAGGCCCCGCCGCCGGAGCTTCTTGATTTGCAAGACAAGATGGCCAAGCTTGAGATGGCTTTGAACGCCTCGAAGATCGATGAGAGCGTTTCCAAGGTTGAGAATACGCGCGCCCAGACCATGAAGGTGCTTGGTGAGGCTGGTATGGTTGGCGTTCCGCCGGCATTGATGCCTCGGATTTTCCCGGTAAGCTATCGTGAGCCGACGTTCCTGGATCAAATTCAAGCGGCGGCAACCGAGATCGACGCGCAGATGGGGCAACCACAGGGCGAAGACAATCCTCTGATGGCTGGCCCTGATGGCTCGCCTGAAGCCGCGCCTAACGCTCTGATGGGTCAGCAGGGGCCAATGGCGCTTCCTGGCCAGGAGCCACAATTGAACCAACTCGGAGGGCTTCCGCTTGGCCCTGGTGTTGGGCCTCAATAAGTTATGGAATTTAGTAATTCTCGCTTAAGAGCTGCTGACAGATTTGTAGATCTAGCACCAAAACGCATCCTTTTTCGTATGTCGTCCCAGTAATCACTGCTTTCTTTGTAGCCAGGATAGCTCATCTTTTTGAGCCTAGTTGAGTTTGCGTCTTAAGCCAAGCCAATCCTTCGCCAGGGATTGGCTTTTTTGTTGGCGTTATGGCGTTTCGGTTCGCTCACGATACGGGCGGTTCGGCGTGATAGCCACGATACGGCATTCGGTTTGCGCAAGGTCCGGTAATCCTGCGGTTCGTCCCCATCCATACGATAATTGGAGAATAGCTAATGGTCACCAACGGTGAGCAGACAACGACTATGGACAATCTGATGGCGAATGCGTTCGGCCATGAAGCGGAACCTGCCGCAGCGCCAGCAATGGCCACTGAGCAGCCCCTTCCGCCAGATGTCGATGGTTTGGTTCAACCGCAACCCGCAGATGCAGCCCCGGCTGCGCTCACGCAGGCCCCGGAACCTGCCGCAGCGCCGCCTCAGCCGCACATGGTACCCCTTAGCGAGCTGCTAGAGACCCGCAAGCGTGCGCAGTTTGCCGAAGATGCAGCCCAGCGCGAAGCCGAGCGGGTTCGGCAATATGAGGAACAGCTACGCCGGCTTACCCAGCCTCAGCGTCCGCAACCCCAGCCTATCGACCCTGAGATCGATCCGGTTGGCGCCTATCACGCGCTCCGGAACGAGATGCAGGAGACCTTTCAGACACACGCCATTTCCCTGTCGAGGTCAAAAGCCATCGATAAATATGGCGAGGCCGAAGTCATGGCCGCAGCCAATGCGGCGCATGCGGTTGGCTTGGCGAATGTTTTTGCCACGCGCGCCGATCCATTCGCCGAGGTCATGAGATGGCATCAGGCTGAAAAACTCAGAACGACCATCGGTTCAGATCCGACCGCCTATCGCGCTCAGATCGAAGCCGAAGTTCGGGCCAAGATTATTGCGGAAATGAAGCAGGGCACGCCGCCGCCGGCAAACCTCACCACCCCCTTGTCGGCTGCGACCCGCGTTAATAACGGCGCTCCGGTCATCCAGTCCGATGAGGATTTCTTCAAAAACATGATGAACCGAAAAAGGGCCTAATCTATGGCTACGACTACAACTCCTTCCGATCGGATTGAGATCCAGTATCGGCGAAAGGTGTGGAGCGAATATGTCCGCACCTCTGGTTTTAAGCCTTACATGGGTGCGGGCGACGAGGGCATGACCTCGATCATCCACACTGCAATGGAACCGACCAAGGGCGGCAAGACGCTGACCATTCCGCTGGTGTCCTCACTCAAAAACGGCGGCGTGCGCGGCAATACCCGTCTCTCCGGCGCAGAAGAGAAGATCGGCAAGCACACATTCAGCATCGGCGTGCAGATCGCCCGCTCTGGTGTTGAGCTTTCCGAGCAGGACGAGCATTATGACTTCGCCAAGTCGGTTGACCTGTCTCGGCCACTGTTGCAGGAATGGGGCCGCAGCTTGACCCGCGACCGCGTCGTTGATTCGCTTGGAGCAGTCGCTTACTCGACCTCCAATGCGCCACAGGTCTCGACGTTCTTCACGCCGCGCAACGATGTCGAAAACGTCATCTCCAATGCGACCCAGAACAATGCCTGGGTTGTGGCAAACTCTGACCGCGTGCTGTTTGGCAAACTGCTGAGCAACTATTCGGCGACCTTCGCAACGGCTTTGGCCAATGTGGACGCAACCGACGACAAGCTGACCTGTGCGGTCATTTCGTTGCTGAAAGAGCGAGCGCTCGACACGGCAACCAACGCCAAGGTAACCGGCGCACCGGCCATTCGCCCGGTGATCGACCAATACAGCGAATCCGGCCGTGAGTATTTCGTCCTGTTCGCCGGTCAGCGTGCCTTCCGCGATCTGAAGAACGATCCGGTTATGATGCAGGCCAACCGCGACGGTCGTGCTCGCGAAGGCAGTGGCATGGATAAGAACCCGATCTTCCAGGACGGCGATCTCATATGGGACGGAATCATAATTCGTCAGATCCCGGAAATTCCGGTTCTGCCTGGTGTCGGCAATGGCGGCATCGACGTTGCTCCGGTGTTTCTGGTTGGCTGCCAGGCGGTCTGTCTTGCCTGGGGATCAATGCCTGACTTCCGCAAGAAGGGCGAGGACGATTACGGGCACTTCACCGGCATTGCTATCACCGAAATGGCTGGAGCAAGTAAAATCGTCCGCAAGGATGGTGAGAGCGGCGCTCTGATTGACAATGCTATTGTAACTGGATTCGTGGCCGGGGTAGCTTCCGCGTAATTGGGCTAGGAAAGGAATAGAACTATGGCTACTTATGAGACTTCCAAGTCCAAGAACAAAAGCGGCGTCGGCCACGGCTGGAACCGCCAAGTTATTGAGGACTTTGTTTGCGTCGCAATGACGACGGCAATGCTCGATAATGCCAATGACGATGTTGGACTGCTTTGGCTTCCGGCGGGGGCGATCGTCCTCGGCGCGTCGGTCAAAGCCACCGACATGGACAGTGGCGCGGCTCTGCTCATCGACATCGGCGATAGCGCTGACGAGGACCGTATTTTTGCGGCGGTGAACGCTCAGGCGGCCGTCTTCTCGAATACGATCGCCTCGACAGGCTATCAATGGAAAACCACGGCTGCAACGCAGATCCGGGCTTACATCAACACGGCGGCGGGTACGGCGGTAGCAGGAACGCTGTGCTTCTCAATTCGCTATGTAATCGATCCTGACTATGTGACCACTGCGCTGGTTGCGGCGTAAGGATAAGAGGCCGTCCTCGTGGCGGCCTCACCCAAACAGGTGAGAAACTTATGAAGTTCCGATACATTGGCGATTACCCTGCCGGGGCCGATTATCTCGATGTCTATGGCGTTCGGTTCACGCAAGGGGCAGTTCTCGACGTCCCGGCTCAATTTGAGCGCAAGTTTCTCGGCAACCGCTTCTTTGTCCGCGAGGATGAGGATTGCGTGCCCGAAATCCAGCCCGACACGACTGAAGATGGACAAACTCTCGACAAGGCGGCCCTGCTCGCCCGAGCCGAAGAGCTTGGCGTCGAGGTTGACAAGCGCTGGGGGGCGAAGCGCCTGACCGAGGAAATCGAAAAAGCTTCTGACGATAAGGGTTAACGATGGCCAATCTCTCCTACCAGGTCAACAAGAATATCAACTCGGCGATCAAAGGCGTTGCCATCGTTGCCGATACGCCATTTTCGCCGTGCATAGCGGTGAATTGCGCCACGGCTGGAGCGAGCACTGTTACATGGCTCGACGATACGACCTCAAGCCTGTATTTCATCCAGGGCTATAACCCCGTCCAGATCAAGAATGTGGCCGGAGGCGGCGCTGCTGCAGGCCTTATCGCGCTATACAACACCTAACCAATGGCATCCATTGCCAAGACCGATGAGCGAACCAGTAACAGCTCTCTTGGCTCTTATCCGTTCGCAGGATGCGCCATCGGGACCGGCAATGGCAATCGCACGATTTTCGCCTGTTCATTTGTACGCAATACCGCCAATGGCGTGACGATCCCCGGCATTACAGCGGATGGTCAGGCCATGACGGTTGTGGGGACGATCACCGCCAATAGTACCGCAAACGGCTCGTCTTGCATTGCGTTTTACCGGATCAAAGCGTCAGCCTTTGGCAATCCCAATGCCAGCGCCGTCGATATGACGGTGACGCCGTCATCAACGTGTCTGCGGTGTGCGCTGGTGGTTAGAATGACCAGCGATGATATCGAAACGGCGGCATTTGATCTTGCCAGCGACAAGAACGATGTCACAGGGGGATCGCCGCAGACATTGACCTTGGATCTGGATGTTCCAGCCGGCGGGATTGTGCTTGGCTTGGCCGAGGGAACGCAATTGACGGGCTCTGGCGGCACGATTGCCTGGTCTGGTCTGACCGGTGATACGGGCGGCACGGTCGGCACAACGGTCTACAAGGGCGCGGATGCTTCGAATGTGCTGTCGGCAACGCCGCGCGCGGTATCGGCAACACTAACGTTTCCGGCCAATATCGTGGCTCCGGCTGGCTTGGTTGTGGCGTTTGCGCCCATCATTGCGCCAATTGTCGGCGGTTATGGCTCTGGCCTTTCTCTTTCCATGGGACTTCATCTCTAATGCTTGGCTTTGCCCCCATCGCAGCGCTGCCCCTGGCGACATCTGGCAGTGCATCTAGCGTTTCAACGGTCACTGGCGTAACGCGCATCATCGCGCGCGGTGGCAAGCGCATCGCGGTCAAGGCTTCGAGCGTCACCATCATTTCGTTCGGAAAATAGAGGACATCAATGATCGCCCCTGGCTTGATCTATATTGGCGCTCAGCTACGCTTTACGGTACAATTCACCGATAGCGACGGAAACGCGGTAGACCCGGCGAGCGTGGTGTTTCGGGTGATGTCGCCGTGGGGATCTGAGACCACGCTGACCTATGGCGTCGATGCCGATCTGCAAAGGCTGTCCACCGGTTCTTATACCGCAGATTTCAGCCCAGGGGAAGCGGGACGCCACGCCTATCGCTGGCAATCGACTGGAACCGGCACAATTGCCGCCAATGAAGGGACATTCTCGGTGCAGTCCTCGCCGTTCTTCGACCAATCCAATTGGGATTATGGGTGGTGCAGATGGTAACGCACACACGCACCGAACTGGCGCAGCAGGTCATGTTGATCGCGGGTTGGCTTGAAGCTCAAGAGCAGCCCGACGCCGCCGACGCCGCTTATATCCTAGGCCATTATGACGACCATTTCGACGACTGGACCGTGCGCGAGATCGCCTATTGGGACCGTGACGCCATCCCCGGCGAAGCTTTCCGCCATATCGTTCGCATCATAGCCGACGCCGTGGCGCCAGCCTTTGGCGACGAGGCGCTAACCGAAGTCGATGGCGAAAGCGGCCAGCCCGTCTCCATGGGTAAGAAGGGCTGGAATGGCCTGCGCCGCTTGATCGAGCGCAAGCCGACCGGTCTCCCGACGATGGCCGAGTTTTTCTGAAATGGGCGAGCCAGTTCAGATTTCACTTGGCTACCGCACTAACCCCGGTCGTCATCCGCATGTCAGTTCGGCGCAACTGATCAACTGTTTTGCCGAGCAAGTTGGTGAGGATGCCAAGACGTCGATCGTCATCTATAACACCGAGGGGTTCATAAACTTCGGAGCGGCGCTTGATGGCGGAGGCGAGCGATCCCGCATTGTCGTCAACGGTACGCTCTATGTCGTCGTGGGCCGTAATGTCTACGCTGTAACCTCAGCCGGCGCATCAACGCTGATCGGTTCTGTCCCAACCGATGGGCCTGTCTATATGGCGTCCAATCGCAAGTCGCCGCCGCAAATCGGCATCGTCAGCGATGGCCTCTACTTCGTCATCGACACGACCGCCAATTCGATGACGGAGATCTTAGACCCGGATTTGCCATCGCCGATCTCGATCTCGTCGCTCGACGGCTACGGCATCATCCCGACCGTCAATGCAACATACATGTTGACCGGTATCGATCAATTCGAAGTCATAGACGGCCTGGACGAAGGAACGGTTGAAGCCTACCCGGATGGCATTGTCCGGTCAATGGTGTTGGAGCGCGAGCTTATTCTGTTCGGCGACGAAAGTATTGAGTGGCATCAGGATACCGGTAACGCCGATTTTCCGTTCGAGCGCGTTCACTCTATTGAGATTGGGTGTTTGTCCGGCCCATCGGCAGCCCTTGTTGATACGCCATCCCGAAAGACGATTATCTGGGTGGCGCCGGATCACACGGTAAAACTGATGTCCGGCTATTCGGCGCAAGTGATCTCGACGCCGGAAATCGAAACTCTGATCAAGGATTTGCACGTTGCCGGCGATATTGGCCAGCTTAAGGGGTTTGGATGGGCCTATGAGGGCCGGTTCTTCTATGTGCTGACTTGCGATAGCTGGACGCGCCAATATGACAGCAAGACCAACAATTGGGCAACGCGCAAGAGCTATGGGATTTCCCGCTGGCGTGTCAATGACGTGGTGCGGTTTGGCGAAAAGCTCATCGGCTTCGATTACGCCAATGGCCAGATGTATCAGATGGACATGGCCTTTTTCGATGAGGCAGGTTCGCCAAAAGTGTGCGATGTGATCACGCCTCCAGTACATGCTTTCCCCTATCCGATCAAGGGGCGCGCGCTCTACATCGATGCGGCGACGGGCGTAGGAAAGAATACTGGATCAGACTATATCGACGATCCAAAGCTCCTGGTCTCATGGAGCCGGGACGGCGGCATCAGCTACCTCGCGGAACGCGAGCGCTCCCTTGGCCGCACCGCGCAATATCGTCGCGTCCAGCCAATCTATCGTCTCGGCAGGGCGAGCGATAAAGGTTTCACTTTCCGTTTTCGGCTGTCCGCGCCCGTCGAGCAAGTCATGATGCAGGCCGCTCTCGATTTCACCAGACTAAAGCCATAGCGAAGGCAGCTCAATGGCGAATATCACCCTGCCTCAGCCGAATATCCCCATCGGCAAGGCAACCTGTCCGAATTGCAAAGCCGAGATCGAAGTCAAACTTGAGCCGACTTGGTATCAGCAGCTTCTCAAGCTCTTGAAGCTTGTGAACGATAACCTTTAGAGGATCACGCCGGTGGGATTTTTCGGAAGCTTCTTTGGATCGGACCAGAAAAAAGACCTAAAGAAGGGAAAGAAGGCGTCAGACGCAGCCCTAAAATCTGGTTACGAGGAAGGCAATCAGTACTTTGGTCAGGCTGCTGATCTCTATAATCCTTACGTCAGCCAGGGAACGCAGGCCAACACGCTCTATGGGCAGGCGCTTGGCCTTGGGACGCCGGAAGAGCAGACCGCAGCCTCGCAGCGTTATTTCCAAGATCCGGCGATGCAAGCCGTGCTTGGCCAGCAAAGCAACGCCTTGCTGAGGAAATTCAACGCGGGCGGCTCTGGGACAGGCGGCGGCAGGCTTGGCTTGGCTGGCGCTCGCGTTGGCATTGAGCAATACGGCAACTGGCTCAACCGTTTGCAGGGGCAGGGGACGCAAGGATTGCAGGCGACAGGCGCGCAAGCCGGCGTGCGGCAGGATCAGGGAAATCTCAGGTACGGCTACGGCGCAAGCCTTGCGGGCCAGGAAACCAATTTCGCGAACGCGATGGCGGCCAACCGCTCAACTGGAATTAACAATCTACTCAACACAATTGGAACGGTGGGCAAGGCGGCAGGTGGTTTGGCGATGCTCTCTGATATCAGGTTGAAGCGCGATATTGAGCGCGTCGGAGAATTGCCGTCCGGCCTGCCGGTTTATGACTTCGCCTTCGTTTGGGGACCGGAGCGTTATCGCGGCGTCATGGCACAGGATGCGCAAGTGCTGTTCCCCGATGCTGTCTCCAGGCACCCATCTGGCTATCTCCAGGTCGATTACAGCAGGATCTCCTAATGGTATCCTATTACGTCCCGTTGCCGGCATTCAGAACGCCTCCGCCGCTTGACTTCAGCGGCATCAACGAGGGCCTGGACTCTCTGACCAAATCGCTGAAGGAGCGAGAAGAGAAGAACCGTCTTCTCGAAGTCGGCAAGGCGCTCAGCCCCTACGATACGTCTGAGCCGTCGCCATCAACCGACAACCGCTTACTTTCTAACGCCCCGCCACAGACGCAACCGGCTTCGCCTTCTTCGCCGGCTCGTGGTGCTGCGGCGGCTGCCGGGCGCGATTATCCCACCCCGAGATCGTCGCCCGGCGGTAACAACATGGCCTCATACGCCAACGCCATTTCTAACAATGAAAGTGGCGGTAATTATGGCGAATTGGGACCAGTCACCCGAACAGGTGATCGAGCCTATGGAAAATATCAGGTGATGGGCGCCAATGTTGGACCATGGACGCGGGAAGTGCTCGGCCGCGAGATGACTCCACAGGAGTTTGTCGCCAATCCGCAGGCGCAAGACGCAGTGTTCAACGCCAAGTTTGGCCAATACACGCAGAAATACGGGCCAGAAGGCGCGGCGCGGGCTTGGTTTGCCGGCGAAGGCGGCATGAACGACCCCAATCGCCGCGATCAACTTGGAACGACCGTATCGGCTTACGCCAACAAATTCAACACCGGATTACGGGGAACGCCAGCGCAAGCGGCACCCAACGCGCTCTTGCAGCCAGCGGGCGCAAGCCAGTCCGGACAGCCCAATTACGCCGCAGCCGCTGCTGTCGCCTTCCGCCAGGGCAATGTCGCGCTCGGAACGCAGCTTCTGGCGCAAGCCAGGCAAACCGAAGCCGACAGCAGAGAAAAGCAGCTCTTCCCCTATCAGCTCCAGCAGGCACAGGCAACCGGCGTCAAGACACAAGCCGAGCTTGAAAATCTCGCCGCACTGCAAATGGGCAAAATCGCCAACACCATTCAGAATGCCCCAGCCGAAGCGCGGGGAGCCATGTGGCAGCGCGTCTTGCAATCACATCCGGAAATGGCAAATAACCTTTCCGCCCATGGTGTCGATCCCAATGATATTGCGGCCGGAACCGGCTTCTTCATCAATATGGCGCGCGGCATCCAGCCTCCAGCACTTACGGAGGTCTCGCCTGGTGCTACATTGGTCGATAAGAATGATCCAACCAGGGCTGTTTTCACTGCGCCGCGTCCGGCTCAGAACTTGAGTGTTGCCGAGCGTAAGGAAGTGTTCGACAGTGACGCCGCCGCGCAAGCGGGAGAAGGCGCTATCATGACTTTGCGCAAGGCGCTGGAGCTAAACGACAAAGCCTATTCAGGACTTGTGGCCGGGACAAGAGGCTATTTGACCAGCCTTTACGGCGCTGAGGGCGGCCAGGCGACCGAGGAACTCAACAATCTAGTGACGGCGCAAGCGCTCGATCAACTCAAGGCGACCTTTGGCGCGGCACCGACCGAAGGCGAGCGCAAGATCCTCTTGGATATCCAGGGTTCGACGAGCCAGGCATCGAAAGTACGCAAGAAGATCTGGGAGCGCGCGATCGAAATGGCACAGCGCCGCGTCAACTTCAATAAGGCGCAAAGCGAAGCTATTCGTTCAGGCCAGTATTTCAAGTCTGGCTATTCGCCGGTTGGAGCGGGACCTGCGGGGCAACCGGCGCAAACATCGCCTGCAACAACGCTAGCTCCCACGGCTAGCCCGCAACCTGGTCAGGTCGAAGATGGCTACCGCTTCAAAGGCGGCGATCCGTCTGACCCGAATGCATGGGAGAAAGTACAGTAATGCCGGGTCCGTGGGACAAGTATGCTTCGCCTGCCGCCGAAGGGCCTTGGGCAAAATACGCACAACCGTCTGAAGCAGCGCCGGCAAAGCCTGAAGGCTGGTATGATTATATCGAAGGCTTGGCTGAAAAAGCTGCACAAGGCGCAACGGCAAACTTCGCCGAGGAGATCGCGGCCGGTGCCGGATCACTTGGTAACAAAGCTATGCGCGCTGTCGGCGTTGATGTTCCGGAAAAGTCCTATGGGCAGATCCTAGATGAAATCCGGGGCCGTCAGCAAGAATTTGAGACGCGTCATCCCTATCAGGCGATGGCGGCCGAAATCGCCGGCGGCGTCGCACCGTTTGCCGCTGCAGGGCCCGCCGCTCTAACATCCGCACCGACATGGACGGGGCGCGTAGCCAATAGCATGAAGGTTGGCGGCACATATGGCGGCTTGTCTGGCTTTGGCGCTAGCGAGGGTGGCGCGGAAAATCGATTACTCGGAGGAGCCAAAGGGGCGGCCGTTGGCGCCGTCACCACGCCATTGATTGCCGATGTGGCTTTGCCGGCTGTTTCCCGCCTTGCCACAACCGTGCCGCAAGCGGTGAAATACGCTGAGCGGTCGCTACTGGCGGCGCGCGATCCTGAGACTGCAGCTTATCGCAATATTGCCGACAAGGCCGTGACTTCCGGGCTTGATTTCAACAAGATGCGCGCCGCGATTTCTCCGTCTGGCAGCGCCCAATTGTCAGCGCGCGGTTTTACTGATGATGATATCGCCAATATCATCTCACGCCAAATGCAAGGCGAAACGGCGGCGGCTGTCGCCAAGGATCTAACGGCCCAAGGAAAGAACATTACCACATCAACGGCGCAATCCTATCTGAAGAAGTACCTTGACGCCAATCCGACGCCGCTCAATGTGCTGGATGTGGCACGGGAGACCGCAGGCGAAGGCGGCGCTGCCCCGCTCTCGCGCTATGGCCGCGCGGCGGAGACGATCGGCGGGGCAGATGACAGCACCTCCAGACAGGCGCTGATCGGGCGCCAGGAGTTGCAGCCAGGCCGCGTTTCCAGCATTATCGAGAAACGCATGGGGGCAGGTGACTTTGAGGCTCAGAAAGCCGCTAACGCCAAGCAATTGGCCACGGAAAGCCAAAAGGCTTACAAGGCGTTTTATAGCGAGCCGGAACTGGCAACCAATCAGCTCGACGATCTTTTGGAAGAGCCGTTATTCCGCCGGGCCGTCGAAAACGCGCAGCGCCAAGAGCGCATCGATATCATAGCCGAAAACCAAAAGCTGCTGAAAGCCGGCAAGCCAACGCTGCCGGTTCCCAACATCAAGGAAGACACGGAGGTGTTTTCGCCTCAGCTTCTTGATCTGGTCCAGCGCGATCTTCGCTTGACGGCTCAGGGCTTTTCTAATCCCAATGAAGCCAATTACGCCAGGAATTTGCGCGAGGTTTTTCTTGATCGCATCGAGCAGCATTATCCTAGCTTCAAGGGCATTCGCCAGAACTATGCCAGCGGTAAACTTGAGCAGGATGCCTTCGATTATGGCGTTAAGCTGAGTTCGCAGCTTGGCGCCAACACGCGGCAAACCTTGGCGCTCTATGACGATATGACGCCGGCACAACAAGCCATCGTGCGTCAATCCTATGGCGCATCCTTGCGGGACAAAGCTGCCAATACCGTCCAGGGCGCACAGGCCGCCAATCGTTTTACATCGGACGCCTTCAAGCAAATCATCGAAAAGCTCTATCCGAAATCGAATAAGAAGCTCCATGCCGAAGGCCAGGCCTTGCTGAAAGAGCTTCGTACTGAAGCCATCACCACGCGGACCAAGAATTTCCAGCTCTCAGGCTCGATCACGGCGGAGAAGCTGCATGACCAGGAACTGGCCGGAACCGCAGCAGAGGCCGCGGCAAATGCCGTAAGAGGCAATTGGCTTGGCGTTCTGAGCACGCTCGGTAAGCGCTTGTCTCAACAGATCGGCTCCGAAGGCGCCAAGCAAAGCTTGAAGATCCTCACCGAGACCGATCCGGCAAAACTGCTACCGATCCTGACGCGGCTAGCCAAGGAAGCCAAGACATCAGGCGAGCGTCAGGCTTATGTGGCCTCGATCCGGCAGTTGCGAGCGGGGACGTTCGCAGGAGCTACGCCGGCCATTGGCGCGCAAGCCGGGCAGTCTCAAGCCAATACGCAGCCACGCAATCGGCTGTTAGATGCGACATCGCCTTAGACGAGCTTTTCCAGAAACAGATGCAGGCCATAAAGCGCGACGCCAAGGCAAAACAGATATAGCGTAGCATTCGCAAGCTCAGTCATTGGCCTTGACCTCGCGCGGCGCCCTTCAATCGGATCTCGCCCCATAAGATCAGGGCGAATAAGGTCAGAAACACGACAAGGCCGATATAGGCAATGGGTTGCAAGACGCCCGTGAAAGTATGCCCTTCGATCAGAAGGCCGAACAGGCTGACAGACAAAATCAGACAAACATTTGAAGCCCACTCGAACGGGCGCACGAGCCAATCAAGTCTGGCTTCTCTTTCTTGGTAGGTAATGGACATCATAGGCCCCTAAATGCAAGAATCCGACTATCTAAAATTGCCAACGGCTCAGCGTAAACAATTGCAGAAGCAATTGCAAGAGCAGGGCTTGTATTTTGGGCCGATCGATGGCTTGAGCGGTGAAGGAATGCGAACGGCTTTCAAGCAGCAGAAGGATAAAGCCGCCGCAGAAGCCGAGCGCAAGGAAGCCAGCCGCCTGAAAGAAAAAGAGCTTGAAATCGAGGCCACCAAGGCGACAGGTCAGAAAGCCACGAGTGAAGCCGAAGCTGAAAGGACACGCCAGGAGACCGAAGCGAGCAAGGCAAAGGAAGCTCGCAGGGCTAAATATAACGAGGACGCCAATTCCGCACTTGGCATGACGGCGCAATCGGCCGCAACGCTTGCCGCGCCGGCTTTGGGAACGGCTGGCGGCTTGCGGTTCGGCAAATTCGTCAATGAACGCCAGGATCTTGGCCAAGAACGCCGCAACGCAACTTTGAGAGGCGCGGCCGAAGATCGCGTCAAAGGTTTGACCACGCGCGAGGGCGCGATCAAGGGAACGTCGCTTGCCGGGGCCATGCCCTATGAAAACCGCTTGCTACGCGTCGGCTCACGCATGGGTGCGCATCTTGGGCTTGGTGCTCTGTCAGCAGGCAAGGGCGCGGAAGTTCTCAGCCAATATGATGAAGATCAGCCCTTCTATCCGCGCATGGCGGACCGCGCCGCCGGGCTTGGCTATATCGGCTTTGGCTCCGGTCTCATCAAGCGCGGTATCGAGCAGGCGGCTCAGCCAGGCGTTTCGCCAGATGCGCAAGCGCTTTCTATTATCAATAGCACCCAGCTTCGCCGCAATGGTTTGCAAGGGCCATCGCGAGAGCTTACAGCCACGACCATAGAGCCAGACGCCACGGGAGCGCCAAAAGCCCTTCCCGCGCCAGAGGCCAAGGAAACCGCGTCCGTAGCATCCCGTCCAGGCACCAAGGCCTATCTGTTGCAGCAAGCAAAGGATCTTGGCATTAAGGGTGCGACGCGGATGGCGAAAGCCGATCTGGCCGATAAGGTCGCCAATAAGTTGCTTGAGCATGGCGGACGGCGCACCGTAGGGCCGCGCGGCGGTGGCGGAACAGCGGCGGCAATCGGAGCCGCGCTTGGCTATATGGCTTCACCCAGCGATGCGCAAGCCTCGCCGGATGGCGCCAGCATTACGGGCAACGATCAGGCTTTGACCAACGCCGGCGTGGTTGGCGGGATTGGCTATGGCACCAATCGCCTACTTCAAGCCATCCCTGGCGCATTGCAAGGCTTTAACGTCGCCATGATCCCGTCCACGGTTGACGCCATGACCGATTACAGCCCGGAAGAACTCAATCAGGGCCGCAATTGGATGGCGCGCAATCTGCCTTCGGCGCTGCATTTTGGCGGCGTGCGCGAAGCTGCGGAGATGAGCCAAGTCCCATCACAGCGCCCGAATACCACCACGGTTGCCAAGACGCCAGCGCCGCCAGCCGATGATTTCGACACGCAAATGGCCGAACTCGAAGCCCTGCTGTCGCAAATGGGCGGCCAAGCCGATCAAGCTCCGTCTCCCGTTCAAAATGCTGTCGCCAGTCAGTACGCTGCCACGTTGCCCGCGCCTAATCCCGCATTCCCGCCCAATCGCCTCTTGGCGTCCCGGTAATTTTAAGAGAAAAAAATGGTCGATAGTACGCAAATCCTTGACGCCGGATGGCGCGCGCCTGATCCTAGAGATGGCGGCGTGCTTCCCGATGGTATTCTTAAATTCTTTGAGGCAACTACATCAACACCGCTCGAAGTTTTTGCCGATGCGGATTTGACCGAAACGCTGGGAACGGAAGTCTCATGTGATGACGCCGGTTTCCCAGTCACCAGCGGCAATGCCAAAACCTTAATTTATACTGGTGTAGACGCCTATAAAATCCGCCTGACCTCCGTTGATTACGGGGGAACGGTGTTTGAGTTCGACGAGGTAAAAGGGGCGCTCGATACTTCCAACTTTCTGACCACTGAAGCGGTGGCGTCAGAGCCGATCGTCAACACTTCATCGAACCGCACCATAACGCCTGCTGATCAGGGTAAACTGATCAATGTCAACTGCACCGCCAGCACCTTGACGATGACCCTTAACGCCGCATCGGTTCTTGGGGCAGACTTCAAGGTCGGCATTCGCCATGATGGCACCGCAAATCAGGTTCGTATCACCGGAAACGGCACCGATCAATTCGGCTTGCCGGGGCAGATTACCACGGCGTTCTCTCTGGTCGCAAGAGGGCAGGTGATCTGGATCGGCACCGATGGATCGAGTTTCAAAGTCAGCAATGAAGTCCCCGCGCTGCTCGGGGCACTCTCCGGTATTATTACTTGCGCTGACCGGCTTTCGACGCCGCCCGGCTCGCCAACGGCGGGCGCCCGTTATATCGTCACGGCAGCCCCAACTGGGGCTTGGTCCACCTTCGCCGAGCACGACATTGCCGAGGCAACTGGCTTTGGGACATGGTTCAAGTTCACGCCGCCAGCCGACAGTGGCTGGCTCTCCTATGTGCAGGACGAAGATCTCTTCTACGCCTTCTCTGGATCGAACTGGGTCGGCACGACCATCCATATCAATAGTTTGTCCGAAGACACAACGCCTGATAAAGATGCGGACTTTATCGGAACATTCGATGTCAGCGCCGGTCAACCTAAGAAAGTCAAAATCAATACAATTGTCGAGCTTTCGAAACCAGTATTAGAGACGGCGCAACAGACAACCAGTGGAACCGCGTTTGACTTTACAGCTATACCGTCATGGGCAAAGCGCATACACGTTCTATTTGATAAAGTTTCTCTTTCTGGTACCGATCATTGGTTGGTACAAATTGGCGACAGTGGAGGTATCGAGACATCCGTATATGACTCAATAAGCGGAGATAGAAATGCTGAAACAGCGTCAACTGCTGGCTTTGTCATAAGAAACGTCGCCTCTACAACATCAATGTCTGGCATTATGACAATAATACTTATTGACCAAAGCAATACTTGGGTTTCAAGCCATAGCGTTAATGAAAATTCAGCTAATATACCACGATTCGGTGGCGGAACAAAAACGCTGTCGGCTCAGCTCGACAGATTGAGAGTGACAGTTACAGGGGCCAATACATTCGATGCAGGCCAAGTCAACATCATGTATGACTAGGAGATTTTTATTTGACCACTTTCGCCAATCGCGCCAAGGTCCGCACATCGACCATTGGGACCGGGACTATTACCCTTGGCCAGTCTGTTACCGGCTTCAATACCTTTGCTGAAGCCGGCATCACGAACGGCGCCAGCGTCTCCTATACCATTGAGGACGGCAACAATTTCGAGGTCGGCGAAGGTTCCTATTCCTCAGAAGGGCCAACGCTGTTCCGGACAAAGGTTCTATCCGCTAAAGTCCACGGCCAGACGGCCAGCGCCTTGCCGATTAGCCTATCCGGCAACGCCGTGGTGTTCCTGACCGCGACAGCTGAAGATTTGACATCGATTGCCACGGGCGAGAGCACCGACCTTGCATCTCTAACCGCCACATCTGCCTATGTCTTCCATGGATTTGCCGGAAGTCAGGGACTTGGCGATACCAAATTTTATGACATTTCTGGGATCGGCGCCCATGGCGTGTTCGGAGAGGATCTTTCCACCGCCAATGCTTGGGCGAATGTTAGCTATGTTTCGACGGTGAACCCAGCTGGCGGAACCGAAGATAGCGTCATCCGCATGCCTGGCCTCAATCTTGACTATGCCGGCGGCGAAAAAATGATCCTATGGTGGCTGGGAAAAGTCACGGCAGAAGGTTCGAACGTTTCCTTTGTTGGTGATGGCATAGCTAGCGGATACCCTGGCGTTCGGGTCAGGGTGCGATCGGATCAGAAATTCGATGTTGTCGTCACCAACGGCTCGCAGCAAGAGTTTTCCATCCCGACTAGCTCCGTTGTAGCTGATGGCAGTCTGCATTCCTTCGCCTGGGTGCTCGACGGCTCTACTTTCAAATACAGCATGTGGGTCGATGAGTTGCAAGAGCCTTTACATTTCGATCAATGGGCTATCATGGGATCTGGCGTGTCCCGCGACACCAGAAATTCCAATACCTTCAACATCGGCTCGGCAGCACCGAAAATCGCGGCCTCAACCGATGGCATCGCCTCTCAGACACGCGCTTTTGTCCTGTTGCGTCTCGCCAGCGATGTGAACCTGCCGTCGCTGGGCAAATTCACCAAAATATTTGACTATTTGCGCGCTACGCCAAATCAGTTTGTCAAAACCGGAGCGCTTGCCCCATGACGCTGGTGTACGAGAATGCTTTCAACAGCGATTTCTCCACTGTCCGCAATCTTCAGGCGCTCGGTGCTTTTCCGAACGGCGTTGATAGTCCGGAGGGTATAGACGGCCGCATTGAGATTGTTGATGGCGTTTATCGTGCCCATATCGACGAAACTGACCCGCCTACAGTCGGCGGAATTCGCGCCGAATGCGCTTTTGAGGTCAATGCACTCGGCGAAGAATTATGGGCAAGCTTCGAGATTCTGGTCAAGCGGTCAGAATTCGCTGATGATGAATTCATTGGTATTTTTCAGTTCCACCCTGGCGACACCAGCCCTGGACCCGTCGATTATCATGCGATCCTGCGCTATGGATCGCTGCGATTTCAGCTCTCGCCAGAGCATGCCGGCGTTAACGATAAGCTTCTGCCCTGGGAATTCGACCGCTGGGTGCATGTGTGTATGCATTATTTGCCGGCCGATGACGCCAGTGGCGTGTTCGAGCTTTATCTCGATCGTGTCCGCGTCTACACACTTTTGGCCACTGATACGGCACACTCGACTGACACGCCCTATCTCAAGCTCGGGCTTTACGACACTCAGCACGGCGCAGCCTTCGGAACACGAACCGCTTACTATCGTAATTTGAAGCTATATAAGGGCGCTGAGAGCTTTCCAACGGTCTTAGGCGGCTATCCGGCAATCAAGGGCATCGTCACCGATCTGGGCACCACACCGCCACCCGGCAAGGTCTGGCGCGGCATGGGACAGGCCATGCGTACCGTACAAGGCAATTGGGGGACCACCAACCGCTCGGCCGTCTACCGCATGCCTGTCTATTCCCCGGTGCCGTTCCGGCGCTATCGCCTGATCTATCCGACATTCTTCACCACTACGACGGGAAGCCCAAACCTGACCGACGGCCTCTTGTCCGGTATCCAGTCCTTCATTCGCTACACGGCCGGCTTCGAGTATCCTTTTACGCAGGCCTTCACCGGGCTTGCAGCGCGGCAAGTGGTGCGCTTCAATGGCGGCTCCGATCATGCCGACTACAGCAAATCCACATGGGACGCCAATTTCGGCTACATCATATCCGATATCATGGACGCCGGCCAGACCATCCCGGCTCGTACCGCTTTCGGCATCTGGACTGGCTGCGAGCTTGGCGCCGGGCCTTATTCCGACAGTCTGCCCTACTCGAAAAGCTTTTTTGACCTAACCTCGGAGCGCTATATTGGCGCCGATGTCTCGACGGGTCAGATCACCATCGCAGGCGGACAGGCCACCAATTGGGCGCACAGCAATACCACGATCACCGGCAACCCCGGCAAGCTAATGACACCATTGGCCATGCTGATCGAGGTGGATGACACCACAGAGTGCGCCATCATCATCGGTGACAGCCAGGGTTATGGCCTCAACGAGGGCAATATGACGACCCCGGAAGTCGAAGGCGACCGCTATGGCGATCCGTTCGGCAATATGGGCACCTATGATCGCGGCATGTGGGCCAACTATCCCTTGCGCCTCTTCGTCAATCTCTCGCAACCCGGGGACGGCGCCAAATACCACGTCACCGACGATCATCTGAAATATCGCTTGCAGATCGCGGCGCTGTGCAATCCGACGCATTTCATCGATGGACTTGGCTTCAACGAGTTCTCCGATTTCACCCAAGTTGGCCTATGGGCCGCCAGCACCGCCTATATTAAGGGCGATACGGTGTTGACGCCCTTGACCGGGTTCCCGAACGCCACGACGGGCGGCGCCATCTATGTTTGCCAGCAGGCCGGCAACAGCGCCTCGTCCGGCATTGGGCCGCGCGGCGGCGGCCGTGGTATTGCCGATAATACCTGTGTATGGGATTTCGTCTCCCGCGATCAAACGCCGGAATCCTTGCGGGTCTGGAAGCAGCTTGGCCGCAAGATCGAAATCCACAACAAGATACGGGCACAAGTCCTTGGCGCTAAACGCTATGTGATCTGCGTCGGGCCAGGTGCGACCCTGGGCGCCAGTGGCGGAGCAGATCCGGCAACCCAGCAAACGCCCTTGCAGGGCTGGGGCGAGGTCGGTTGCCGACGCAGCATTTACAATCACTATGTCAGGACCGGATTGCCGGTGGTCGAGCCTAACGGCTTTTTCGATTGGACGCAGCGCGTCGAGTATTTGCCTGATCCGCTCTATGAAACCGGCTGCTGGGATCACAACGGCGTTTCTTACCGCTATGTCGGCCTTGATAATATCCATCCCAATAGCCACGGCTACGCCACCATGGCCAAGGATGTGATCTTCAAGGATGAGACGTAGGCGAGGCTTCAGACATTGGCTTGCAAAGGATCAACAGATTTGCGGCCTCGATCAAAACGTCGGCGGTTTCTCCCCACCCACACGCTTCAATGTGAGCAATGATCGCCCGCTCTAGCGCATGCAGCACGTTTAAGGTTTCAAGTCCTTCTATTTTTATCGCCGTTGAAACAATGGCACAGATTTCCGTTGGATGACAGTCTTTTTTGAATGGAATGATATCGGCGGACATGATAGTTCCCTAGTTGAAAAAATTCAGTAATCTGTGGCTGGCCTGCACTTTACACGAAGACCAAAGTGCCTCCATCATAAAGTCTGGGCTGACTGGGATCGTCATCAGTTTCCACAGCAGCACCAAGCCAAGTATCAGCGCCGCGTTCAGTCGCGTTCCCAGTTTCCCGATCATCTGAGAAAGTCGTGAATGAGGCCGATGACAAGCGGCTCCCGTTCACTGAACAGGCTTGCGATGACAAGGCAGAAGACGAGGAAGAAAAAGGCGCCGTCCAGATAACGCATGACTAACTCCATCAGTTGATGGAGAATAGACTACGGGGAAAACCTTTAGAAAGAATTACCGATGGACGCATCGCCGAGATGCATTGATCTCATCCATGGAAGTGAGGGGTTCTATACCAAACTTCCGAATGGCAGCTACAAATCCTATCTCGATAAACTCGCCAATCCACCCGTCTGGACGATCTATTGTGGGCTGACTAAGGGGGTAACTGGAGAGACCGTCTGGACTGTAGATCAGTGCGAGAAAGCCTTTTCCAAGGAAATGAGCTTTTACGAGGACTCGATCGAGCGGATGGTGACGGTTCCGCTCAACCAGAACCAATTCGATGCTCTCGTATCGCTTGTCTATAATATCGGCCCTGGCAATCCCGCCGCGAAACGCGCCAAGGATAAGAAAGGCTTTTACTGGTCTACCCTACGCAAACTGATCAATGAAGTCAAGTTTGATAAATGCCCCGAACAATTTAAGCGTTACATTCATTCTGGCGGCAAAGTTCGCGCCGGCTTGGTGACGAGACGCGCCAAAGAGGCGGCCTTGTTCATGACGCCAATGGAGGACGTGCATCATCTTTCTCCGGAAGCCGTACCCGACGAAACCAATCCGCCCATGCCGCAACAGGTTGATGTTGCCCCGCCTCAAGCTGTCTCAACCACACTCGCCACCAGCAAAACCGTCCGCTACTCTGGCGGCGGCATTATCGCCACGCTGGTGAGCGCTTGGTCTTGGCTGTTCGGTGTGGCCAAGGATGCCGGCACACAGGCCGTAAGCGAACAGCAGACCCTTACCCCCTTCTCAGCGCTCTTCAAGGCTCTCGGGGCAAATATGGAGCTTATAGCGCTAATCGTCGTGCTCGGCTGTCTTGCTGGCGTCATTTTCGAGCGGTTAGCGAAGGAGCGCGCATGATCTCCCTGCTTTGGAGCTTGCTTGGCAACAAGTATGTCGGCGGCTTCGCTGTCTTCCTAGGCATCTTCATTGCCGCTTGGACCATGGCTTTCTACAAAGGCCGCGCTTCGGTTGATGTTCCCGCGATCGAGCGCGCGGCCTATGAGCAAGGATTCGCCGCTGGTCAATATAGCCGCGATAAGGAATGGCAAGCCAAGCTTGATGAAGCCAATAACCAACACCAACGGGACCTTCAAGATGCGATCACCGAACGCGATACGACGCCTGCTATTGCTGATGTTCCCGCTTGGGCTGATGAGCTGTGCAAGCAATCCTCCACCTGCCGAGATAAAGGTCCAAAACACAATTAGCGGATGCAAGGCGTTTCGGCAGATCACTTGGAGCAAATCCGACACCAAGCCTAGTGTACAACAGATATTATCACATAATCGAGCCTACGCAAGACTATGCCGATAAAACACTGTTTTTCACACGAAACCACTGTTTTTCATGGATTTACCCAAGTTTGAGCGTAAAAATTTCGCCAAACTGGTAAAACATTAGAAGTCAATGCTTTAACGGGATCAAGCCGGACCCCAGTCCGGCCTGAATAAAAGTCGATTGGGTAAATCTCAAGACAAACCGGCTCTAATGAACGGGGCTGTAGATCCTTCCGGAGACGGTGATCACATGCCACCTGGACGCCGACGTAGGCCTCAACCTCATACGCCAGCACATTTCGATTGGCGTTTATTGATGTCTGGCAATCAGTTGGGCTTTTTCGCTATCGTCATTTCCGTCATCTCGGCGCTATACTCCGCTGGATGGATACCCGGCATCGCCAAACAAACAGATGTGACAGATCTATCGAAACAGATTGTGGAAATCAAATCCGGCATCGCTGCGCTTAGCAACGAATTCAGTCAAACTCGCGTTGAGATTGTCAAGGCGTCAACGTCACTCGCCCGCATGGAAGGCCGTCTCGAAGCCGATGCCCAGATCAGAGCACGGACAACACGCCAGCCAACGCAGCCAAAGCCAGTTCAGAAGGCCAAAGGGCTGTTTGACTGATCATTCTCCCTCCTCCAAATCCTTCCCCGTTAAAACTCCAGAAGCAAAGCCTATAGCGACAGCATGCACCATATTGCGAGCCATCATTTTACTTATGATGCGTGCGATATGGTTTTCAACGGTTCGTGTACTGATTGCAAATCTGTGCGCGCAGTGCTTCGCTTGCAATCCATTCGCTATTAGCCGTAATATCTGATCTTCCCGCTCCGTCAGGCCAAACGGATGCACGATCGCGAAGTCAGACTTTTGCAACAGATTGCGCCTCACTTGGAAGTGGTTTTCTCCAGCACCTTGCGTGTTTGGATGGCGATTTCCAAGCCTTCTGACGTTAGTTCGATGAGTTTGCAACGCTTGTCTTTTGCCGGACGATCTGTGATCAAGCCAAGGCGCTCCAGTGTCTTTAGCGCATACGTGCAATTGGTGCCGATATAATATCCGCGTCGCAAAAGCTCCGATGGGGAAATCAGTTCGGTGCCGACGAAAGCCAGGATTAAGGCCATATGCGGGGTGATTGATCTGGGAACAGCACATTGAACCACCTGGATCAAATCAGCATATTCCAGCAAGATCTTTTGAACATGGTCTGGCATTGGCGCCATCGTCTCGTTCATATCCTCACCTGTGAAACATCCATTTTGGTTCCGAGGGCGTTCCGCAATCGCGACGATCCTCAAAAACTCCAAGCCACATATAGCCATACCCTCAGTCTACCAATCTGAGAGTATTCATTCGATCGCAAATCGAAGCTGTTCGATTTCAGTCCATATCGACGGCGCGTTCTTTTCCAATTGCGCTAGGCCAGTACCGATGCCATCAAGTGGCCATATAATTGTGCGACCGTTTTTGGATGCCTCCATCAATCGTCGAAGTGTTGCCTTCTCGGCTTCGAACCAGTCGTCATGGTCATTATCCATAAAGAAAGCGTCTGGCGACATCGATGGCTTTCTTTTTGTGGCAATACCGATTGCGTTCGGCTCTCCGCGTGCTTCAGCAGCCTGTCCGCCCAAGCCTTCGCGTTCCAGATTATCGCCAAAGACGAAAAGCCACTCCGGATGCGCCTTGATATAAGCTCGGGTGTATTTCTTGATGTAGAGCAGCGTCATGGCGTCTCTTCCCTAACTATCAGAACGTGACAAAGCATATGAAACACTGCGAACTGATTTCCAGCCAAGAAAGTCTTGGATTTGCCGCATGCTATAGCCAGCATCTCGAAGCGTTTTTGCCATAGACCTACGCTCCTCCTGGCGATCTCGCACAACTTTGCGAGGCTTCGGAAGTTTGCCAGTTCCTTTGCAAATCGGGCACCGTTCGCTCATGTCTCTTTCCCTAGCTATCAGAATGAACCCTTAGCGACAGATGCGGCGATCAGCGTGTGTTTAGACTGGCAACCGCAGCGTTATAAGCTTCCACGCATGAAAGTGCGTCGGCTTCGAGAACGGGGATCTCGGATGGCGTTTCGTTTCTTCCCCATCCATCGCGCCCGAGCGCGCAGGTTCGCAGCGCGTCTTCTCGGCTATAGCGTCCGGTCGCTTCAAACTTTGTCGTGTAGCCGGCATTATTTGGCCGCCACCATGCACGATGTTCATTTGACCAGATCAGATAGCTCATTTCTCCCCTCCTGGTGAAAGAGGAGAGGCGAGACGATAGGATCGCGTTTTCGCATCCCATC